ATGTGCGGACGAATCACACAGTACAGCCAGGCGGTGGAATACCTGTTCACCTTGGACCCTCAGCTTCAGTTAGTCGGCGGGATTCCTTCCGAGCCTATCGGGCGCTACAACGTGCCGCCGCAATCAAAGGTCCAGTTGCTGCACCAGGACGAAGACGGGCTACGCATGGAAGGCGTGCGGTGGGGATATGCCCCGTTCTGGGCGCAAGGCAAGCGACCGCCAGCGATCAACGCCAGGGTAGAGACCGCAGCCACGTCCAAGTTCTTCCGTGATATCTGGAAGACAGGCCGGGCCATCGTGCCGGCTGATGGCTGGTACGAATGGAAGAAGGACGAGGCGAATCCGAAGATCAAGCAGCCCTACCTGATCAAGCTGCGAACGAACGCGCCGATGTTCTTCGCTGCCCTGGGCCAGTTCCAGCGAGGCGGAATTGGCGAGCCCCGCGACGGAGACGGCTTCGTGATCATCACATCGTCCAGCGGGGCTGGCATGCTGGACATCCACGACCGCCGACCACTCGTGCTATCGCCTGAATGCGCCTTGCACTGGCTGGATCCAGAGCTAGACCCAAACGAAGCGGAAGACATCGCGCTCGAGCATGGCCTCGGCGTCGAGGAGTTCGACTGGTATCCAGTGGATCGGGCTGTCGGCAACGTCCGTAACGAAGGCGCACACCTTATCGAGCGCATCAGCAATCCGGTGCTATAGCCGTCGATCAGCAAGCGCTGGATGGGTTTTCGGTCAGCCTGATACTGTACGCATATACAGCATCAGAGCAGACCATGGGCCGCGACATTTCCTTCACTCACCGTACCAGCATGACCGTCGATCGCTGGCATCGCATGCTGGACGACGCATCAGAACGCCGTGACCTTCCCCGGCTCTATCGGGAAAACCTTATCGAGGCCGCGGACGACATGCTTCGAGCGGGCATCATCGATCCCCTGGAACATTTCGATCTGCTCGAGCTTGCGGAGTCTGCGTATTCACACGAGATCGAAGAGCAGATAGTCCGTCACCGTTACTTCCTGCGCTCTGGATCTTACGTGCTAGTGCGCGACGGCGCGGCGCTAGGGTATCTGTCGGGCACCGCCTTTAACTGGAAACCGCCTGAGAAACGCTGGAGCGCATCCCAGATAGACGCGAGGGTGACGCACACGGACATTGGCCTGGAGCTGCTCAATCGAAGCGAGGAATCGATCGGACGCATAGATGGGAAACGTTGCATCACACCGACCGGCGAGTATGAGCTGGTCGAGGTGTCGCGGATGATTCGAGGCATAGAATTGCGCACCATCGACGACCCGGACCTGTACCGGGCCGTCCTCGATGCAATCCAGCTGGCCAAGGAAGAAGGCGACGCGCAGAGGCATGCAGCGCTCTCAACGCGAGCAAACGTGTCGATCTTTATGCCATGCCACGCCTGCGATGACTCGTTCAGCAGGCGTGAGGATTGTGCTGAGTGTGACGGCCAGGGGTTCGTGCGCGAGACGCCGGAGCGGTTCAGGTGGAGGAGCTAGGGGACGCTGACCCCACATTGCTATCGAACAGATTCTTATTGTTCTCCGCTGGAGAATATGGTTTAAGGGCGAGAACGGAAAATCGTTATGACGATATATTGAATGGAGGCACCATGAAGCTAGAGTTCACCGGCTGGAGCAGAACAGTCTTCAAACACAAGCACAATGTTCAGCCGGTCTCGCAAAAAGGCGGGTTTAGGCCGGAAGGTGACGGCCCTATAAAATGGCATAAACCCCTATGCGCTGCCGGTAAATTGGACGGGCTATCCCTTAGCGGCGATTTTTTAGTTCAGATTGAGTTCGAAGAAGCCGAACTGCGAAGCTGGCTTCTTGCTTACTCGCAGGGCTCACCCGAAGCGGCGCTTAGACTGATTTCGGAAGCGCAGGCAGAGGCGATTATTGCCCTCAAGGAAGGCAATTAAGAGCCGCAACCCGACAAACGTTAGCGGCACGCCTCATTCGCCGCTAGCAGTTCGCGCTCGTAACCGATCCTCTGGCGCCGCTCCGCCAGCAGCACCCTGACCTTCAGTTCCAAGCTGTCGCTCTTCCGCAGCCCTTCCGCAGCCCACGGCGGAACCGCCACCTCATCAGTCCGGCACGGAACCGCCACCGGCACCTCTACGCGCACAGTGCGAGGCTCAGGCTCTACGGCCTGGCCGGCGCATCCCGCCAGCGCGACCATGATCCAAGACAGCAGCACCGGCTTCATAGTCCTAACTCCTTGTCGATCACCGATCCAGCCGCAACGCATGAGTCTCCACCGGTTCGTTCCTGCTGCAGTCGGTTGGCGGCCTGGTAGTCCTGCTGTGCTTCCTCGAGCGCGTCTCTTTGCAGTCTCTGCGCAGCCTCTTTGCGCTGGTCAGCCGCTGCAGAGAGGTCTGCTAGTGCGCTGTTCTGCTCGCTCACCTGCGCTAGCAGGTTCCCCCGCGTCTCCCGGCAGGCCGAGAGCTTGCCGAAGGTATCTGTCGAGGCCGCGCGCTCGGTCTTCAGGTCACCCTGCAAACCGGAGACCCGTAACTGCTGCGCGCCGGCGACCACCACCAGGGCCAGCAGCCACCAAATCCAGGACGGGAGCAGCTTCAGCCAGGCGGTCACCGCACCACCTCACGCACTGCCCGGGCATAGTGCTTGTCCCAGGTGTGCCGGTGCGGCTTGCCCGGGCGCCAAGTGCGCAGGTAAAGCTGCCAGGCGCCTTCGGGATCGTGCTCGGCCGGGAGTGCATGAGGGTCGGTCCACAGCAGCAGGCGAGCGAAAACAGCAGCAAGCACATCGTCATGCTCCAGCTGCTGGTAAACCTGGTCCGCCACCGGCTGAACGCCCCGGACATCGCAGGCCAACAGAGCGTAATCGCGGCTCGCAGCGTGGCGCAGCACTCCGGCCACACCACCGCCACGCTCGAACTGCCACAGCCCTCGGGCAGGGCCGCCAATCTGCCGGCGATGGGTCAGGTTACTTTCCTGCAGGCCGATGGCGAGCAGCATGATTTCAGCTTGCGGGCTCGACATCCGCGCAGGCAGCAGCGCAAGAGCGGGCGCTATGGCTCGCTCTCGGATTTCAGAGAGGGTCATGGGTTTCTCCAGGCAAAAAAAGCCCGCTCAGTGGCGGGCTATGGTCGATGTGGCAGAGCAATCAGCTATGAGGAATGCACCCAGCTGATTCAATGATTGCCGGCAACTCAGCATCAAGCCTGTCGTAGGCCTGGTTGATGCCGAGGTAAGCGCCAGCCAAGCCGGTGCAGAGGCCGAAGAGGGTCAGGGATAGCACTTGTTTGATCGAGGCGCGCATTGCAATTCCTTTTGCGTTTGGTGGCCTCTGATCGTGCCGGAACGAAGCCGCCCTGCCCGTGTGCCGTCGCACAGATCAGGAAAACACCAAGGTGTGCGTGCCCGCCGGGATGGGGTTAGATGCCAGCGGGTACAGCGCCCAACGAGTGCCGTAGCGGAAAAAACCCGTCAGTGGCGTGCCGCCATCGATCTGCAGCGACGTGAACGGCGGTGCCGAATAGTCGCCCCTGACCTCGATGTACAGCCTGTGGACGATCCCCTCATAGCGTTCGTAGAGGACCGCAAGAATTTCCCCGTTCGCCCCCTCGATAGCAGGTGCACCCGGAATGGCACTGGCGCCGGCCGGACTGATCGAGCCGAAATTGCCGGCCTCGTAGCCTCCCCAATCCGGCCCGTCGTAGGCGGCTACAAGGGTGATGCTGGCCTGTGCTGCCTTGCGCGGAAACCCCGCCACAACACCGGGCATCATGCCGCCACCGTTTGGCCGATGAGGTCCCATTCCAGGCCTCCCAGCTTTTTGAGGGTGACTGTCATCCCTGCCGTGAGCTTCAGACTTCCGCCAGAAGATGGAACGATCACGACGCCGGAAAGAGGCACGATTGTGATAGGGCCAGCGGCTCTGATTGTAATTTCAGCTCCGGCGGGGGCGAAGTTTGTGGTCGTACTGCCCAGGTACAGTTCGATTGCAGACGCAGTGTTGTGTCGCAGGTACTTCCCTACGTCGGGTGGGTCTATTCCCCTGGTGGCACTAACGAACACTGGAGCAGATACGTCCTGCTTGGTGGCAGGATCGAAGTTGCCGGAGTGCCAAGTCTCGCCCCAGCCAGACCACACATTTGATTGCTTATAGCGAAAGGCCAACCTGAGGCTGTTGAGTCGGCGGGCGGCTATCTGAATCGCATCCGAAGGCCCTCGCGATAGATGCAACACTAAACCGTAGTCGAAGGGCCGCCCGGTCGAGGCGTTCTCAAAGCTAAACAGCCCAGTTTCGACTAGGCCGTCTAAGGACGTCGTGGCTGGCGGAGTGGCTGCCCCTACCCCAAACAACGCCATCGCCGCCCGCACAAACGCCGTGTTCGCGATGGTCGTGTCGTTGTCATCTGCCGCAGCCGTCGGCGCGGTCGGGCTGCCAGTAAACGCAGGGCTGTCGAGAGGCGCCTTCAGCCCCAGTTGCGCCTGCAACTTCCCCAGCGCCGACAACACCGTATCCGCTGCGGTGATCGCCGCCGAGCTGAGTAGGCTCAGGCCCGTCAGCACCGTGTTGCGCACCCGATGCTCGCTGAAGTAGAGGTTCGTCGAGCCTTCGGCCAGCGCGTCCGTGGTGCCCGGCGAGGGGTTGATTTCGGCGTAGACAGAGCCGGTCCAGCGGTACTGGCGGGTTGGGTTGGCCTGGGTGCCCTGATTGACGGCGATGTAGATTTTCCCGCCCTCGCCCGTTGCGGGGAAGTCGTCGCGGGTCGGGAACTCCAGCACGTCATCGACGTAGCTCGGCAGTTGGCTGGCTGGGATGCGGGCGAACTCGTCCAGCGTGGCCACGCCACCGGACACGCCGCGCTCGGTGGTGTCGATCTTCTCGTCCAGCGCAGCCTGTAGGCCGCTGACGGTATCGATCGCCTGGGTACCGGTGTGCGTGGCGCGGTCGCGCAGCTGGGCGTCGGTGGCGTTGGCCGTGGCGCCGACCTCGATACCACCGAGCTTCGCGCGCTCGACATCGGTCATCAGCGATTGCCCTTCGGCCTTGTCCACCTTGCCGGCCAGGCCCAGCGCCGCGTTGGCGGGGTAGCCCACGATCATGCCCGAGCCGTTGGTGACGTAGACATCGTGCCCCTGCCCGGCGCGCACGTAGTAGATGGCATCGGGCTCCAGCTCGGCCGGCAGCGCGGCCACCACCTTGTGATGTTTTACTGTGGCCATGCGATCACCAGTTAGTGGTTGCCCAGCGGCTGCCCACGCCTACGCCGTTGAACAGCAGGCCCTCGGCATCCTCACCCAGCTTGTCGAGCGTGGCCTTGTTGGCGTGGCTGTGGGCCATGCTGACGGCGCTGTCGATCTGTGCCGGCGTGCTGGTGGGCCCGCCTTGCAGGTCGCTCCACTGGAGCACCACGTCCATGGATTCGTATTCGGCGATCTTGTAGGTCGTCTCGGTATCGAACGCATAGGCGTAGAGCGCCGAGCCAGCGGTCACGGTCGGGTCACCGGTGGCGTCCACCACCAAGATCATCGCGTTGGCTTCGAGGGTGGCGATCAAGGCGTCACGGGCGGCGATGTCCGGCACGATGGAGACGGTGCTGGCAGCACCGGACCAGTTGGCCAGTGCGGCGTCGATCAGCGCATTGATCATCGCGGTGTTGCCAACGGCGCGTGCCTCACCGGCGTTGTTGGTGAGGTAGCTTTCGGCGTAGTTGCCGTTCTCGACGTAGTAGAAGGCATTGGCTTCGAGGCTGCCGGGCAGCGTGGTGACCTTGTAGAACTTGACCTGGGCCATGTGGCCTCCTGTTTACCAGTGGTTGATTTCCCACGACTGCGGGGGGACGTAGAGGCCGTTGGGCCTGCTGGTCAGTTGGTTGTCGGGGTCAGGGCTGATGGCGGCGCCATCCGTGCCGTTGCGCCCGGGCGGGCCTTGCTCGCCAGCGGTGACGACCAGCGTCTCGGTCTCCGGCTCCAGCGCCACGGCGTATTCGGCGCCGGCCTCGATGACCAGCACCTCGGGATCACCGCAGATGGCGACGTTCATGTGGTCACCTCGCGGCTGACGGTGACCGTGCCCTGCAGGTAGCGCTGCACGGTGCCATCGGCGTACTCGACTTCGAGGTCGTACACGCCTTCGGTCCAGGTGAGTGCGGCGGTTTGCGCGGCACTGAGGGTGCGCACCAGCGTGCCGGGGCCGGTGATGGCCAGACCGCCGTTCTCGGTGGTCAGCTCCAGCAGCAGCGCACCGCCGATACCGGCGCGGATCTGCATGCGGGCCGTGGCACCGGTAAGGTCTACGGGCGGCTTGTAGATCAGCTGCCCGCCGCTGGGCGCCAGACCGAACGCGGAGAGCGCGTTGATCTCCAGCGTCGATTCATCGATCACCGTGACGCGGTGCGGTCGCTCGCGAGTGGAGCGGTTGAGGCCCTGCAGGCCCGTCGAGCCCTCCACCCAGGCGAGCCAATTGCCCGCCAGGCCGTGGGCGACGGTAAGGCGCACCGGCGAGCCGCCGATGGCGGTGAGGGGCCGGTACTCCAGGCGCGGCTGCATCAGCCGCAGGGTGTCGCGCAGGGTCGCGCCCTGCACGATGTGCAGATCGAGTTTTGCTGGCTGCATGATTGCTCCGGGCGTAAAAAAGCCCACCGGAGTGGGCTGGGCTACAGGTAGAGATTGAGGGGTCGAGCCGTGAGGTTCATGCCAAAGCTCTCGTAGTCACCACCAGGCGGATACGCCCAGCCGCCGGCGTCGATCCAGACGTTGGTGGCGGGTGGCAGCGTGATGACCGTAACCCGATCATCTGCGCCCTCCTGATTCACCGTGAGGCCGAGCTGCGCGAAGCCCTCGAGGAGCAGATCGAAGAGGAGCCCGCTGACCCAGAATGCGGAGGGGTCCAACCGGATCGTCCACGTCTGTTGGCTCCAGTTGGTGAAGACCAGCGGCAGCGGGCCATGCGCGAACCCATCCTCGTACACGCCCTCAATTAGCGCCGGCAGGTTTACCGTGATGGTGCGGGGATTCTCCGCGCCACGGTCCGTGGTCGCGGCATATGCCCTGTCCTGGACGCCAATGGTATGGGTGTGGATGTCCGGCACCAGCACGCCCCAATCGCGCAACGGCAGGACCAGGCGCGCCCACCTCAACACTTGCTCCCAATCGGTATGGGCAACCCACTCACAGGCGCTGCCGTTATCGATCATCTGCAAGCACCGCTGCCCTACGCGCGCCGGTGCCGAGGCTGGTGCGCCGAAGAACGACGTGTGCGCTTCTTCGGTGATCATCTCGACGAGCGTGTCGTCGGTGCCGCCACCGCCCGACGCCATGGACGCCAGGGTCTCGGCTGTGACATCGCAGTAGATCACGCTGCCTGCCGGCCATTCCTGGTCGGCGGTCCCCTCCCGCGCCCGGACCAAGGTTGCGGCGCCGCCCAGCACCACTGCGTCCGCGATCTCCCAGCGCGTCGCACCGCTCGCCGCGTCGGCCAGGGTCAGGCGATATTCGCCATCAGGCAGATCGAGCGGGCACGCGGTAGCGCCCTGCGGCAGGGATATCTCGCGAAGCCAGTTGTTTACGAATGTCAGCATGGTCAGCACCAGGTCACAGGGTATGGATAGTTGCGGCGGATAGCGCCAGTCAGAGGATCGGCGGAGCCGTACATGTTGCCGCCGTTACCGGTGACGAAAACGCTGTTATCCGCTCGGCCACGACAGCAGGCGTTGCCGTAGAAATAGGTGGCACGGGTCTCCACCACCACGTCGGAGACTCGCCGCCTATAGGTTGCCGCCACACGTAGGCATTTCAGCTGCCTGGAGTAGCTGTACACGCTGACGACGAGGTCGAGGTAGATGCGCTCACCGGCGGGCGCGGAGGTATCCTCAAGCGGAAAACGGCCGTAGCTACCACCCCCGATGATTTCCCATTCGCCCGGGAAGTCGGCGAGGATGTTCGTGCCATCCAGCGTCACCTGGAAGCTGCGATCGTCTGTGCGGGACTCATCGGTGTTGTCGCTGCCCGAGAACACGCCGGCGCCGGACGTCCACGAATAGTCCTGCGTGCCATCGGTGACCACCTGAAGCTCAAAGCGCGAGACAACCGTCCCATCCTCAATCAGGTTGATGGCCTTGGAGGCTGCGAAGTGATCAGCCCCGGACAGGAAGGATGACACCTGCGCGCCCTCGTCAGTGACGATCTGGCTGGTGACGCCCCATGATGCGGTGCGCCAGTACACATCGGTGTCGACGTCCTCGCTCCACACCTCGGCGATCCGTTCGCCGTCGAAGTAGCCGCCCACCACGCGACGCCGGGTGGCCGATCGCTGCCCCGAATACGGCAGCGTGAAGATATGCCCTTGAGGGAACGGTGCGCCGGTCTCCGCCTGGTCGATCACGATGACGCTGTAGTTTCCCTCGGAAACCCCCTGAGCGAAGGCGCCGAACTCCCAGTTACCGACATCATAGATCGCCGTCCCGGACTCGCTGCTGGTGATGGTTTCAGCCTGGCCCTGGCCTACCACGTCGGCGCTAACTGGCGACAGGTTCGGGTAGTCACCCGAAATGGTCAGCTCCCTTAGCCAGCTGCCCGGGGTGCAATACAGCGCTCGGGCGCCTGTCGGCACCGCGTCCAGGAACAGCGTGCTGTTGCCGAGTGATGGGCCAGCGATGCGGAATGACTGCGGGCTGTTCGATTGCCGGCTGCGCCTGGCAAGCACCTGGGTGCGAGTCACGAACAAACTGGTCAGCGATATGTTCACCAGCAGGTTCTGCGTGGGGGTGTGCAGCGCGAAGTTATAGGCCAGTTCCCCTGACGACGCGCCAGCCCTGATTCCCTGTATCTGGATGACGGCAAAGCGCCGCCAATCGCGACCGAGCTCATCCTCCAGATCATCCGGCGTATCGACCGCCCTGGGATCACGGAACAGCACTGCGCTCTCTTCCGTTCCGCGGGAAAACGTCACGCCTGCCGGGAACGGGTTCAGGATGCGGCCGCCGTGGGTGGTGAGCCGAACCTCATTCCCTGGGCAGCTAGTTTTCCCTTCCAGGGTCGGAAACTCGACGAAGCCGTGATACCCAAGACCAAAGCGCACCACGCGCCCCGGCATCGACTCTTCAAGCGGCGAGTCGAACATCAGGGCTCCTCCCTCACTGGCAGGGCGAAGTTCATCTGTACGGCGGCGCCAGTTGCGTCAGTCATGAACAGGGACTTCAGCGGCAGGACCTCCATGCTCAGCAGATAGTCCTGCGAGTAGATGTACTGCGACTGCTCTTCCGTGTAGTAAACGCGCGAATCCGCCACTTCGGTCAGCGGGCTGGCGATTCCTCCGCCTGCTGCGGCAGGCGCTTGGTACACGCCACTACCCCGCCGCGCCGGCACGCCGCCGACCGGGTCGACGGTGCGCAGGGTTTTGCGGTTTGCAGGCGGGTTTGCCAGGCTGTTGATGTCATCGACCAGTTGCTTGCCGCGCCGGCGCTCTTCCATTGCCGCCCCGCCAGCACGTCGGCTGGCCTCCATGGCCGCACCAGAAGCGCGGCGACGCGCTTCGTTACTCATCGCCATGTCAAAGCTCCAGCAAATCGTTGGGGATACCGACGCGGTACAGCGCTTCGGCAGTGGCAGTGCGTTCGTCGCGGTACTCGGCCGGGATGTCGCGCGACTCCAGGTCGAAGCGCCGCGGGTAGTGCTCGGCCGGTTCGTTGTCGTTGACCGAGTAGTTGCCGGCGAAGCCCATGCGATCCTCGTCGTAAGGAGGGATGGGCAAGCCGGTGTAGGGGTCGAACTGCCGACCGCCCAGCTGTGTTGGCAGCTCACCACCCAAGCCCCTGAGCGGCGGCAGGCTGGTGTCAGGTGCGCCCGGAACCACCAGCGGGTCACTAATACCGCCGCCGCGCATCACGGCGATGCTCAGCGTGGTCACCGCCTCACCCGAGGCGAGGTCGAAGCTGTCGTGGATGCGCCGGCATTTTCCGGTTGCACGAGCGCCTTGATCATCGAGCGACAGGGTGTGCGTCAGGTCGATGCCAAGCGCCAGGCTAGCCGGCACGGCCCAGCTGACGGTTGTGCCACGGTGTGCGGCGACGATGTCGGTCTGGCCGCGATGCAGCAGGCAGCGCAATGCCGCTACGCGCCGCGCCTCATCGGACAGGTCGCCCGGTTCGGCTGCCGGATCGGTGACAAGCGATCCCTCCCAATCGTCCGCCCTGGCGCTTTCGATTTCGAAGCTCGCACTGTCCCGACCGACTCGCTGCGTGTCTGGGTTTTCGCCTTCGGCAGTGGTGAGCGTGAGTGTGTAGGACTCGGTCACGGTCTGCGACCAGCGCCGGCCGCCGGAAGCCGTGGCACTCAGCCACAGGCCCTCTACGGTGTTGACCCAGGGCGAGCCATCGCCGCAGGGGTCGCTCATGCTCAATGGCAGCTGGAAACCACCCACACGGCCGATCATCGTCAGGCCGGCGCCGGTAACCGCTCCCTCAATCATGCTGGTGTCAGGCAGCTCGGTTGACCACACGCGCCAGCCGCAGAACCCGCCAACGGCGCCCTGTGCGTGCGGGTGCGACCAGCTGTAGCTCTCGATCAGCTGCTGCAGGCGCGGATAGCGGTAGCTGACCTCGATCTCCACCCGGTTGGTGATGCTGCCGAGCTCGGCCAGCCCCACTTCAACCGACTGGTAGAGCGTGGTACCCGGGCCGAAAACGAAGTCCGGCCGGTGCGCGTACCAGCTGGTGACCCGCAACGCGCCCGTAGGCGAACAATCCAGACTGGCCGCCCGGGTGCTCATGCGCTCCAGCGCATAGTCCCAGTGACTGCGCCCGGTCGTTGGCTCGTACAGGTCCGCCGACCAGTAACCACCCACCAGCGCATCGATCGCCGCGATGGACATGGCCTCGCCACGATATTGCAGCTGGTCGCTGCACTCGCAGTGAAGCAGGCGCGTGATGGGGTTCCAGGTCGGATCGCTGATCTGGCCGGTAAAACGCCGGGTTTCAGTGGTTTCGCCGGCAGACGTGCTGATGTAATCAAGGGTGACGGTGCGGCCGATCCAATCCGTCGGCACCACCGGCACACCGGGCGCGATGAACAGGTCGAACCCGGCGATGCCGGCGGCACCCTCCTCCCGATCGACGGTGACAGTGCCAGTGAGCTGGGCAGTGACGTCGGACCCGGCCACCAGCAGCCGCAGCGCCCACACGAAGGCCTGGCCACGCACCACGTACTCGGGCTCGGCGGCGCCGCCCGGCAGGCTGTTGAGCGGCCCGGAGTTGAGGGGCGATCCGTTGAGCATCAGGCTTCTTCCCAGTTGAGCGACCAGCCGTGTGCTGTGCCCTGTGTTTCTGCGGGCGCTTCAGCAAACACGGAAAAGACCGGCATGTAGCAGGCCTGGTACAGCGTGGCGCCCGGTACCGGCGGGATGGCGACCACGCCATCGGCATAGATGCATGGCACCCGCACCCACCGGCCACCGACCAGCGCCCGGGCCCATGGAGCCATGTCCGGGCGCGGCGTGTGCTGTAGCGCGAATTCAGGACCGGCGCCGACGTGGTTGATGACCTTGGTACTGCGCAGCTCCAGCGGCTGCGAGTAGTCCAGCCCCGCCAGCCCGGGCGGCATCCAGCCAGAGCCGGAAATGCTGCCGGCCGATTTCTGCCAGTGCTGCATCTTCACGCCGGCGCCGTCGCTCATCCGAAGCACAGTGCTGCCGCCGATGGGCCCGACACTTTCCTCAGGCGCACCGGCGTGCAGCACGATCGGCACGCCGCCGAGCATGATTTGGGGGATTGGCATTCAGTGCTCCGGAACGGTTAGCGGTGGGTGCGTCCGAACTTCTTGGCCGCGATGCGCAGCTGATCGGCCTGCGGTGCATTGGTAAACACTTGGAAGGTTTCGCCGCCCAGGCTGATATCCAGTGTGCCGAGATTCTGCGGACCCGCCGCCTGCATGCTCGACACGGCGCCCACCAACCCGCCGTCAGCAAAGCGCGGGATCGGAATGCCACGGTTGAGCAGATCCAGGGCGTTCTTGCCCAGCTTGCGCACAGCCGCTGCCCGGATGACGTATTCCCCATTGGAGAGCAGCGCCGGGATGCTGTCGCTGGTACCAGTGCCAGGGCCCCGGATCAAGCCGCCAGTGGCGAAACCTTGGGGCGCCGGACCGGGATCTTGCAGCGTGTAGGGCTGGCTGAAGTCGTACTGCGCACCGACCTTGACGATGATCTCGCGCTTGGCCAGCGCATCAAGCGCCGACTGCACTTGGGCAAGCGTTGCGTCGTCCATTTTCACGCTGACGGGCATGTCTTGAAGCGCGGCAGCGGCCGCCTTGAGATTCAGCATCTCCTGTTTGATGTCGGCGATCTTCTGCTCCGCGCGGCTCTGCTCGATGTCGTTCGCAGCAAGTTCGATATCGCGCAGTTCGCCGATGAAGCCTCCGAAGCCATAGGTGTTCTCGCCAGCGGCTTGCAGATCCTGGAGCATCTTCAGCGCAGCTTGCGCCTGAGCTTGCGCGCCCTCAACGTCGCCGGCTCGCAGTGCTTCACGCGCCCCCACCTTCAGGGCTTGTGCCGCGCCGTAGGATGCTTCGCCACCGGAGTTCATGCCGGCCAGCGCTTCCTGGTAGCGCTGCTCGATCTTCACGCGATCGTCACGGACTTTTTCCAGATCGGCGTTGGCCTTCTTTTCGGCGGCGACCAAATCCTTCGCGGCCTTCTCGGCGGCAGTCACCATGCGCTCTTGCTGGGTTTTCAGTTCGGCGATGTAGGCGTTGCGAGACTTGATTTCTTTTTCCCGCTCCGCCTCTGCTTGAGCGGCGGCAGCGGATGCGGCGGCGCTAAGCTCAGTATTCATGCCGGTCTGCTGCTCGACTATCGCAGCACGGAAGGCGACCAGCGCCTCCCGCTTCGCTTTCAGTTCGTCCTCACTGAACCACATGCCGGCGAGCGTAGTATTCAGCCCGGTACCGGCCAAGCTGCGATCAATGTCGGCAATCTCCTGATCGACCTTATCCAACTCAGTGACCATTCCAGCAGCATTCGCCGCGACATATCCGATGCGTTTGCCCAGGTCCACAAACTCGGAGGCGCCATCGACCGCTGTGCCGGCAAGTGTCGCCAGGGCTGAAGCCAGCGCCACCAGGTTATCTACCACTACCGGGTCACTCAGCGTATCGCCCAGGCTTCTGATCGCATCGATCAGCGGCTGAACATTCGCCTGACCGATCGCTTCGTTCCAGCGATCCGACAATGCAGTCATCGCACCGCCAACAGTCTCCGGCAGGCTCTCCGCCTCTGTTCGCAGCACAGCCAGCTGCTCGACCAGTGCAGAAGTCACCACATCGGCAGTCAGCAGCCCCTGCGCGGCCATCTCCTTCAAGGATCCGATCGGCACATTAAGCGAGTCGGCTAGTGCCTGCATCAGGCGCGGCGCTTGTTCGGCTACGCTGTTGAATTCATCTCCACGCAGTGCTCCCGCCCCGAGCGCCTGGGCGAACTGGATGACACCGTTCTCAGCCTCTTGCGCACTGGCGCCGGAAACCCGGAACGACGTCGCAACTGCCTCTGTGACTGCAAGAATATCCTTCTGGCTGCGGCCGGCTTCCTTCAGCGGGCGGCTGATGCGGCCGTAAAGGGTAGCCAATGATTCCAGCGGCGTCTGCGTAGCAACTGCAATTCTGCGCAATTCGGTTTGAGCGGTATTGAACTCCTCCTGCGAACTGGTCGCCAGCTTGAGGCGCGCGTTCATCAGGTTATACGAATCCGCCGCCGTAGCGATGCCACGAATAGCACCAGTCAAGGCGGAGAACGAGAACGCTGCAACTATGGCCTTGCCGGCCGTAGCCAGCTGCTTGTTCATGCTATCGAGCTGGTTATTGACCTCATTGAACGCTTTCTTCGAATTGTTCTTCCCGTCGATGACAAGCTGTGTCTTGACCGTGGCCATCAGCAGAAGTCCTTCATAAGGCGTTTGAAATCGGCAGGCTTCACGTTGGCCGCTCGCGCAGCAATGAGCGAGACCCGGTTAGCGGCGCGGTCTTCTTTATCGATGGCAGCCAGGAAGGTTTCAATTTGGGGCAGGCTGTAGTCCTGCACTTCCGCGAGGGCGTGACCCGCCCCAATCAGTCGCTGGAGGACTGAGCCCCATTCAGCGCCCTGACCATTGCCGGCAGGGCTTCGCCGAAAAAACTGGAGTTCACCCGCACAACCTCCACCAGAAGCTGGACGCAGACGGTCGCCGGCAGGAACCACAGTTGCCACCGCTTGAGGCTGGTTGTGGCCAGTAGCACCTGGCGCAGCTCGCGGCTGTGCGTCGCGGCATAGCGGTTGATCTTCTGGACACTGGCAGAACTGAACAACTCCACCAGCGCGCCAGCCGATTTTCCGTATTGCTCGAAGTGGCGCAGCTTCACCGGCAGGATCTTCACGTCACGACCCATCACCTCTACGGTGACTGGCGCGGGAAACAGGATGGATAGTTCGGACATGGACTTTCCTTCAGGCAATAAAAAACCCGCCGGAGCGGGTTATTGAAATGCGCGAGGCTACTTTTCTGAAAGCAGCCTCGCCTGTAGATCCTGACTCAACAGTGAAGAAGCGCTGAGCGCCCCAAGGCTACCCTGCGCCGTCAACATCACCTTCGCGCTTGCTCGAAGAGCCTCCTGCTTGGCCTTCAATGAATCCAGCGCCTTGATTTGATCATCCAAGGCCTTAAGTTTTGTCTCGCTTGCTCGCTCACGGCGGTACGAATTCGACGACATAGCGTCTTCATTCGCACGCTCTTCCCTGTCCTTGGCGTTTCCAAATTCCATCATTGATCGCGCAGACCCCGAGATATTACGAATCACCTCCTGGCCGGCCTTCATGTAAGCCCGTGCCGCTTCAGCTTCTGCCAGGCGTGGTTCGACGATGCTGACCTTGACCAGTGCTGAGTCGATTTCCGCAATGAAACGATCAGCCTTTGAAAACAGCTCGCCGAATGTCATCGAGGCCGCTCCAGAAGAAACAGCGGTCATCTGCTCGACGTAGGCCGTGGCAAGCTTTACCTGCATGTCGATTTGCTCGATCGCTTGCCGATGAGCATAAAACTTAAAGCCGCCCACAATCAGCGCGACAACAGCGAAAAGCCCCACCGCAGACAGCAACCATGGCCGACGCCTTGCCCTCCGCTCTGCCGCATGCGCCTGGCCGTCGTATTGTTCGTAAACGATGCCGCAGCTCGCGCACTGCCCCGGGTTCGATTGCATCTCTGCCATCGTTGGTTCGTAGCCGCATTTCGGGCATTGCATCGACATGCCTCCGCTCAGTTCTTGTGGCCAGACTGGTAACTTGAACGGACACACCCGCGTCTATCGTAGTTAACGCTGGTGACGTCGAGATACTTATCATTCCAGTACGTACTGGTGCCGGCTCCTCGGGCGCCTCCGTCTCGATTCGGCTTGCCGTAGATGCTCTCGACATCCTTGCGCGACATGCCAGGCACGATCTCACCGCGGACCTTTGCGGTGCGCAGGTCGCGATCAGACAAGCCAGTATCGCATTCAACTCCCGGAGCACTTCCGCCAACCACCGCGACGCCGCGACGAGGGGCTTGTTGCGGTTGTAAAGCGCCATGCTCACCAGCAGCAGCTGACGGGCTTGCATTCACGCGAGGCTGGGCCATTTGAACCGGTGCACTGCTGCCGCTGATCCTGGGGTTATGAGCCCTGACCACGTCGTCCAGTCCGGTGTTGTCCGGGCAATTCTGGCCTTTGGTAAAAGTCACTTTGCCGGCGGCATCCACGCACTTGAAGATTGTGGCCGCTCCGGCCTGCGAGGAAAGCAGCGCCGCCGCCAGGATGAAGCCGAAAAAACGCATCAGGTTCCCTCCCCTTCGGTTTTGGGAACCATATCACGGCGCCATCACCAAAGCCCACCACTTGGATGGGCTTGGTCTAGGGCGCTTAAGCCACCGCAGTGTTCTGCACTTCCCACTGCCACATGGCGGCCTCGCCTTCATCCATGATGTTCGGGTCCGCCAGCAGCTTGATCTGCACGGGGATGACGCCGAACTCGGCGCCCTGGTTGAGCGGGATGCCGCCGTTGAGGGCAATTTTGCAGTAGAAGCACTGGATCCGGCGGCGCTCGCCGTTACCCCCTTCGTTGGTCTGGCCGGTCATCACTCGGTAGAAGCGCTGGCCAGTAGTGAACGGCTTGATGACGTCCACGGTCGGGTAGCTGTAGTCCACGAGGATCGGCAGGCTCGGCAGCTCGCCAGGAACCGGCGATTCCGCTGCGATGGCCGTGGCCAGCGGGCCGCCTGGGAGGATGCGAATGCCGAACGGACCGACCGCGTAATCGACGTTCCGGGTGTAGGTGGTGGCACCGTCTTCGCTGGTGACGGCGGTCACCTCCAGCGGGATGTTAGCGAGCATGATGGCTCGATCGATGAAGGCTGCATGCTCCTCTCCCGTAACCGTTCCACTCGGCACCTGGGTAACGGACCCGTACATGGCGATAGCGGCGGCGCGAGGGCTGAACGAGACGGCCTCGCCAGTGAGGTTGATTTCACTGGTGGAGGTCACGCTATCAAGCGGCGGCAGTCCGATGCGGGTCGGATCAGCGATGGTGATCTCGGAGGTGGTCGGCTCGGCAGTGATGTTCTGCAGCTTGAAGACTTCTTCGAAGATCCAGCCCGGGTAGGCCGAAACGAACAGCGGGCCGCGAAACAGCTGGGTGTAGTTCATCAGACTCATGGGGTTCTCCTGGCCTGCGGCCGTCAGTTGTAGCTTTCGACGTACAGCACGCCGATGGTGAGGGTGATGCTGTGGGTGGTTTCGCCTTCTGTGGCGAAGCGAAATTCGGCCTGGTCTTCGTCCTCGAGCAGGCCGGGGAATTTACGTTCGGGCTGATCCTGGCCAAAGCCGAGGGCGCGCAGGATGTCGACGTGCGCATTCGATAGCTCTGCCTCATCCGCGCTTTTGGCGAACTGGACTTCGATCTCATAGGTGCGCACCCGTGTCGCCTGAAAGCCAGCGACACTCGTCTTGGTGTCTGCCTGGGGGCGAATCAGCGCCAGCGGCATCGGCGCCTTGTCACGCGGTTTATCGGTGGGGCCATACACGCGCTGAATTTGCGTGAGGTAGCCGTTGGATGGGTTGATCTGTTCCAGCCTGTCGCGTAGCCCTTTGCTGATTTCGCTCACCTTGCTCATCGAGCCCCCTTGGAAAGTTCTCGGCGCATGCGGCGTTGAAACTCTTGCTCGAGCCGCCGGTTGACCCAGCGGACCGTGGTGACATTGGTGAGGCGTTTGAAAAACCAGGCAACCGACGGTCCCATGGCCGTCATGAGTCCACTGGGGCCCGCGCCGTAGTTGTAGGTAAAACGCCTACCGCGTTTTTTGACGTAACGGGTCACGCTGCTTCGCGTGGCCAATGGCTGCCGGGCGAAGCTTGATGGGTTCACGAACCCGGCGGCGACCTTGTGCCCTTTGAAGCTGCCGACCAAGATGCGGGCGCGCGTAGCATCAATTGCCTGGTAGCCCCAGCGCCTGTACTCGGTCACGTACACACCGGCCGAGCTCGGGATCAGGCGCGCATCGAATCGCCCCTTCAAGGCATTGACGCGCTTGATGATGATTTTCCTGTTCACCCAACTGCGCCCCTTGAACATCGGAGCGATGTAAGGTGTGTAGCGGCGCTTTCGGGTTTCGGTTGCTGTGGTATCAAGCGAGCCCCGCAGAACCGGCTCAACCTTTCGCCCTATCGACTCAAGCTGCCGCTTTGCAGCCTCGAAACCTTCGGGGCGCAGACCTATCCTCAGCCCACCGGATCCAGCCATAAGCCCCTCACAACACCATCATCTGAGTCGTCGGCGTAGGTGCTGACGCTGTAGAGCGCCCCACCCACCAGTAACTGGTCGTCAGGCTGAGGCCGGCCTACCTCGATGAGCGCCACCTCAGCGCGGATGCGGTAGTCAGTGGTCTGGCCCATGTCGTCGCGGTATGGGGCTTCGTGGGTGAGGTGGACCCGGCACGCTACGGGCACGCCTTCGAGCGGCCGGAACTCTGCCGGCAAACCAACCAGCTCGCTGCAGGTGATGGCCACCTCTGCCCGCCGCCCGGTGAAGTCCCGAACGTCGTCAATCAGGAGCAATCGGCCTTCGGTGCGCAGGTACCGCCCTGCTCGCAGCCTTTCATCCCACCAGGCTCGGACGGTTACCTTTGCCGGAGCGCGCAGGCCTTGCGCCGCTGGTGGCTCGGCGGTTTCCTTGGTCTGGATGGCGCACCATAGCCAGTCCAGCCCGCGAGGCCTCAGGCAGGCGTCCAGTTCGAGCAGGTCGACTGGCGTATCCAGGCGCCCGGCTCTCATATTCCAAGCCCTGTGCGATAGAAGTGCAGCATGTTTTCCGCCTTGGGGATCTTGCTGTAGATGGTGCCTACCACCGACTCCTCACGGTTTGCATACAGCTCCGCAGCAATGATCAGGATGGCCAGGCGTACGGAGTTGGGCACATCAACCGGGTCCCCGGCAGAGTCGCTCCAGGGAATGGACCTGTTGATGAATTGGCTGGCGTAATCGATTGCCGCCTCCAGCTTCATCTGCAGGTCATCGTCCTCATGCCCATGCCGAATACGCAGGTGCGTTTTGAGGTCTGCGAGGGTCGGCATGGGCATGGGTTCGTTCCTTACTTGTTACTTTCAGGTTTGATGGCGGCAGGCTTTTCAGTGCTGGCCAGGCCGCGCGCGACCAGAGCATCCGCGTGGCGCTTCGGCACGGTGTAGCTCTTGCCACCCCGTCGCTTGATCTCACCCACATCCTGGTAAGAGCGCAGCGGCCAGATCTCCACAGTTTTAGGGTTGGCTTCGACCTTCTCTTCGTCGGCAGTGTCATCGCTGGACGTCGCCCCGCTCTTCGGCTTGGCTGCCGCTTTGCCTCTTTGCTTGGCGCTCCTCTGCGCGGCGGGCTTGTTCGCAGTTGGTGAAGCGGCATTCGTGGCGGCCGGCGGGGCGGCGCTGGCGGCAGTAGCGGCAGGATCCGCCGAATTGGGTGTTCCGGTGGTTTGGTTCTCAGTTTCCACGAGCATGTCCTCCAATTCGGCGCCCGGTATGGGCGCCGTTGGTTATCGATAGAGCCGGATTAGCCGCCAGCAGCGGCAGTGAGCGGACCGGTGACGAACGCCTCGGGACGGTACACAGCGAACGCCAGGCGCTCTTCCGCGCGGATGGTCACCATGTTGTTCTCGAAGTCCTTGTCGTTCTCGGTGGAAACCAGAATCTCGACATCCATACGGTCGAGGATCTGTGCGCCGAGTCGGAATGCACCGACCAAGAAATCATCCTGCTGCATGGCCTGGGTGGAGACTACGGGACGACGCCACAGCTGCGGGCTTGCTCCATCTTGGCCATTGCCGATGATGTAACGGCCTTCGTTGTCCTTCGTCAGTTCGATGGCTGCCCAGTCGATCGGGTTCAGCACAATGCCGTCCGCCGGGAACTCGGACAGCTCAGCCTGCAGCAGAGCCAGGCGCAGGCGGTCAATGCGCTGCTCGCCGGTGACCGTGATGCCACCCGGCGCGGCATACGTCTCGGCCAGAGTCATCAAACCTTCGAGGTTGGCACCGGTGCCGTTGCCATAAAGCAACTGCAGCTCTTCGGCCATCAGCAAACCATAGCGCGCACGCGCATCGATGTAGCTGCGCAGCGCCCGGGCGTCGTCGAGGATCTGGCGGCTCGCCTTGAACAGGTGAGCGATGGTGCGAACCGGCGCCGTCACCAACTCGAACGTGATGTCCGAGTACGGCTTCGGCGAACCTTCAGCGACCGGGGCCGCATTGTTGGTAAAGCCGGTTTCACGCACGTACTCGTAGGAGTTGCTCTCGGTTTCGCCCGGGGCAATCAGATCGCGAATAGTCAGGCGGCGCTCCGGAGGCATGATGATGTCCGTGCGGCGGTCGGGCGCGACGGCAGCTCCGCCAGTCGCAGTGGTAATCGCTGCGCGCGGCACCGAAACACGGCGCGATCCACGAAACGAAGAGCTCACGCCTTCCATCGACTCCGCGCTTGCCACGAGCTCGCCAGCACTGCGCTGACGCTCTGGCTCGCCGCCGCCCTTGCTAGCATTAACCAACTTCTGCTCGGCTTCCTGCAAGCGAGCCTGCAGCTCGCCTTGCTTGGTCAGCATCTCGTCGACCTTCGCGCGAGTCTCGGCACTCATTTCTTTGTGCCGCTCGACGTCTTTTTGCGCCTGCTCAGCATGCTGCTTCAGTTGATCACCGACCTCTTTCAGGTTGGCCTGGACTTGCTTGTACTGCTCTTCGATGCCTTCTTCGCCGACTTTACCCATCTGAGGGTTCCAGTTGCGGTAGCGCGAAGTGCCAGGCTGCACCAAGGCGGTGGCGGCAGCCACGCAGAGAATGGAGCCGGTCACGGCTTCGATAGTCAGGCCGAAGGTCATCGGAATCAGCGCTGCGACGGCCAACACAGCCATCAGGAACAGCGGGGAAAGGCGGAATTTCATAGTGGTGTTCCTCAGGTAGGGAAAGTGATTTTTGGGAGCGGCTGGAGGTCGAGCGCGACAGCGCGAGGCGTGTCGGTCGGAACAGCGCGCGGCGTGTCCCCGCCAGCAGCGCGAGGCGTGCTGGACTTGAAATTGGCGAAGAGTTCGCGGCGCTCAGAGCGGGGAACGCCTGCTTTGGCCAGGGCGACGTCCAGGGCCTTCAGGGCATTGCTCTGCTGGGTTTCGTCGGTCTCACGCTGGGTGATCTCGTCCGAAGCCAGCAGGCCGGTTGCTAGGCCGAGCTCGACGGCGCGCTTGCCTCGGATGAATGTTTCGTCATCCATCATCTCGGCCATGCTCTCAACCGGCTGCGCACTAGTCTCGGCGTACAGGTCGGCCATGGCGGCGTCGAACTCTTCCATGTCATCGGCAACGTCGCGAAGGTAATGGCGGTTGCCGGCAAGAAAGGTCCAGCAGTTGTGGATCATCAGGAAAGCGCTGCTTGCGACTTGTCGCTCTGCGCCAGCCAGGTAAATCACAGAGGCGGCGCTGGCAGCCATGCCCAGAACCTTGGTAGTCACCTTGTGGCTGTGCTCGCGCAGGCGGTTGTAGATGGCGATGCCTTCAAACATGTCGCCGCCGGGAGAGTTGATATAGACGGTGACGTCGCGTTCGCCGATGGCCCGAAGGGCTGCGTCGATCCGCTTCAGTGTTACGCCTTCGCCGTACCAGTCTTCACCGATCACGCCATAGACCGTGATGGTGTCAGAGGTGTTTTCCACCGCTGCCTGGATGGCCGGATTCCATTTTTCGAGCGCACGAGGGCTCAGCTCGCTGCGTAGGCCGCGAGACTGGATTTTGAGCTGCATGGGTTACTCCTTGGCGGGGTCGGCGGTAAGCCAGTTTTGAAGGGCGGCGCGTGCGGCCTGGCCGTCGCTGGTTTGCCCCAGTGCGTCGAGTGGTGCGAGGTTGGTTTGGGCTGTGAGCACGTCCGCATTGCCGCCACGGCGAGGCAGGTTCTCGCGCACACGGCAATCGTCCCGGGTGTAGATCCCGTTTTGGACCATGGTGCTGTAGAACGAGGCGCGGGCTGCGCTGTCGGCGCGTAGCAGGCCCTCCAGAGCGAACTCTGCGTAATGCGTGAGCCGCTCCTCGGGCCGCAGCAGCTGCTTGAGCACGGCCTTCTCGATCCGGCGCAACCAGGTGCTGAGCGAGAAGGTCAGGAAGCCGATCACCTGTTGCTCAAGGCCTGAGCCCCAGCTGGTGTTCTTCTCGGTGTGCCCGACCATCCAGGGCGGTACCCGGAAGAAGCGGCAAACTTCCTCGACGCTCCAGCTGCGCGTTTCGAGCAACTGTGCGTCGGTTGGGTTGATCCCGATTGACTCTGGCGTCACGCCAGCTTCCAGAACCGGGGATTTGCCTGCGTTCATCGCGCCGCTTACGGTTTCAACGTATTTGCGGAAATCGTCACGCTGATCCGGCTTGAGTACGCGATCAACCTTAAAAGCGACCGTTGGCATCATGCCGTTCTTGAACGTGCCGTTGGCCGCATCGTCGGCCGACATCGCCGACCCGATGATGTCGGCGCCGTAGCTGATCGGAGACAAGCCGATCCGGCCATCCAGCGAGAACGCTGGGATATGAAGAACCTCGTCCGCCGAAAGCTCTCGCTCACCATCGCTGAAGCTGTAGAAGTACCGGATCACCCCATTTTCGGTAAGCAGTCTCATACGGTGCGGCAGCAGAAAGGACAGCGCGACAATCCGGCTACCTGAACGATGGATCTGCGCGAAGGCATTACCACGCAACAACATGCTAGCGAGCATCGCTTCCCAGAACTGGACCGGGCTCATGTGCTCGTTTGGCGACACGGCCAGCACGCTGTAAAGCGGGTGACCTGTGTCGGCCTCGCGGCTTCCATCTGGCAGGCGCCGGTAAAGACCCAGCGGTAGCGTGGCAATCGTTTCAGCAATCAGCCGCACGCAAGCCCAGACGGCCGATACGCGCATGGCGGTGTCGACGCTGACGCATTTGCCCGAACTCGACTGGCCTCCGATCAACTGCCCCCAGAAGGCGCCGTCAGTCAGACGAATCGTTTTGCCGAGCCAGTCGCCCAGGCTTGCGGAGGGCTTCGCCGCCGATCTTGATAGGGCCTGGAACAAAGGCTTACTCATTGGTCATGCCCCTGCGAATGAACCCGGCGATACAGAACATAGAGCCGGCGCCTGCGAGCAACGCCCAGGCGGTGCCGGCCAGCATCCAGACGCCAGCGCACAGCAGGCCAAAGCCGGCCAGCGATGCCAGCAGAAAAGCAGTCAGTGCGCTCATGCGATTAGTGGATTCCGTATTGCATTCATGAAGTCATCGTCATCCGATTCTTCGGATTCGACGTTCGAGACACCAATCGCCATCAACAGCGCGGTCATGTCATCGATCTTGTCGGCGCTACGCTTCTTGTCTGGCGCCATATTCAGGTTGTCGTCGCGTCGCGCTATTAGGTTCGAGGCGCACCAGTTCAGAAGTTGGTCGCCGCCATGGGCGAACCTTCCCGACATGTAGGCCATTTCGAGCGCCTGCATGGCTGGGTGATACGAACGCGGCCCCTGAATGAACTCGATCATTGGCAGCTCTGCCGCCATCAGCCGGTTTACCAGGTCGCTGGCGTTCCAACGGTCATAGGCGATCGCCTGGACGTTAAATTCCTCACATACCGCTAGAACGTCGGCCTCGATCACCGCGTAGTCAGTGACGTTGCCCTCGGTCTGCTTGAGCAGGCCAGCTTCTACCCATGACTGGTAGGGGACGGTTCCGCGCTCGGTCCGGTAGGCGACCGCACTCTCAGGCGCCCAGCGCCAGCCGTAGGTGTAATAAACACCTTCGACCAGCCATACCAGGCGGAACGAGCAAAGGTCAGAAGTACTCGCCAGATCGAGCCCACCCCAGCAAGGGAAGTCCCGCAGCCACTCGAGATCGACCTCTCCGCCGCACGCCTGCCACTTATTGAGATCGACCCAGCCATCAGCAGTTGAGGCCGGGCGGTTCAGACGCTTGATTCGAAACTCAGCCAGTTTCGACGGCATCTGCTTGGCTTCGACCGCTTCTTTGCGGATGGCGGCAAGCAGGTGCGGGTTCACATCCATCAGCGGGTTGGCCTTGATCCAGACTCGCTCGTCGAACTCCTCGTCAGCTTTGATTCCTGCAGACTTGTCTTCTTCGTCCACCGCGTAAAACACCACCAGGAAGTGGTCGGCAGTGTTGTTGAACAACCCCGCCAGCAGCTTCTTGGCGAACATCCTGATTTCTGCCCAAGGGCCAGGGTTGGTGTAGCCCTCGGTCGTGGTGTAGAGCCACAGAGGATTGCCGCGCGCGCCAGCAGCCGACGTCAGGACGTTGAGCAGATCAGCCGACTTGTGGGCATGGATCTCATCGAGCCCAACATGCGAAGGGTTCAGGCCGTCCTGTGTCGAGGCCTTGGCATGGATCGGCTTGAAGGTCGCGCCGGTTTCAGCACGACTGATGGCTTTGGCCCAAACCTCGAGCCCGAAGGCATCGCGCAGGTCCGCCGTTTTCTCAACCATCCGCTTGGCAGTGTTGAAGATGATCGACGCCTGCGGAAACGTGGTCGCCGCGCTGATGACCTGGGCGCCCTCTTCCGGCTCGCAGCATTCGCAGTACAGAAGGATTCCGGATGACAGCGTCGACTTGGCGTTCTTGCGCGCCACCGCGAACAGTGCAGAGGTGAATCGCCGCGGCCGGAAGTAACCCCACCCCTCTATCTCTTCGCCTTCTCGCTTTCGGAACCCGAACAGCTGAACTACGAAGAAGATGTGGGACGCGTGCATCACAATCTCTGGCTTATCCCATTTGCCTTCGACGTGTGGCAGCTTCTCAATGAAGTCGCATGGGTCGTTGGCATGCCAGTGGTCAAAGATGAACGGGCAGTCTTTCTTCTTGGCGCGCTTGAGATCATCCAGAAACCGCTTTGCGGCCTGGCGGATCAGTTTGCCGTGCTTCTTGCGTTTCTTGTCGGCGATTGCACCTTTGGCGTACTCGATCGCGATCTGTACGTAGTCGCGATCATTCGCCATGGTTATGCCTTCTGAGGTCTTCCGTTCGACGCGAATTTGTTGCCGGCCGGCTTTTCGCCGCCTGACGCTACCTTGCGGCGGCTGGCAGGCGTCATGCCGAACTCTGAAAAGAGTGCCTTGAGCGCCGTGTCTTCTGCGGCGGTCATCTCCATGCCGGCTTTCGCCTTCATACGGAACCGCTGCCAGGAGAAGCACAGCTGCTCGAGCGAAAACAGGTCGACGACCTGCAGTACGCGCGCTGCTACCAACTGCGGACCAAGACGGTTCCACATGTCAGCGCCATCGGCATTCAGGTGGATAGGTGGATCGGGAAATTCCTCGATCAGATCGTACTCGGGCGCATCCGGCACTTCGCGATCCGGGCGGCTGGTGCCTTGCAGGACCTTGAGGTGCGGAGCGGTCGGCTTGCGTGCCATCTCGCTACCTCAGACTTTCAAATATGAATTTTGACGGTGTGAAAATTTGGCTCCCCCCGTCGTTCGGGCGCCGATTTTCTACAGACTTTCGACCCGCCCTACCCCCTGCGGGTGGTTCCGTCCTGGCGGCCAGCCAATCCGATCTGCTCGCCTATTCGGTTGTGGCAAGGCCTACACAAGGCCCGCAGGTTGTCCCACTCCAGGCCCAGCTCAGGATGCGTCTTGTAGGGCTTGACGTGGTCGGTGATATCGCTCGCGGCGTTGTTGCAGTACTCACATACCGGATAACGCTTGCGGTAGTAAGCGCTCAGCTTCTTCCAGCGCTCGGTCTTGTAGAAGCCGTCTGACTCGTCTCGGCGAAGGTTGTAGTCGCGGTGGGCCGCCTTTCGTTGCTCGGTTCGCCTGGCGTCTACTTGTGCCTTGTGCGTCCTGCAACGATGGGAGCCGGGAGTGGACGGCCTCGAGCATCCCGGTTCAGCGCACATACGCGGAGGTCTAACTGGCATTGCCTGTGCCTCATCGTTCCTGGCAGCAAGAAAGCTTCGAACAGGGGATTGAAATGCGGCAAACTGCCGTCATGTAAGTCTGACCACCATCTCGATCAGGAGAAGCTCGCATGAGCGAAATAACGATGGCTCTAGCCGGTAACACAAATGCCTCGTATGAGCACGCGTCCGCGGCGCGTAAGCGTTCTATTGCGGTGGCAGCCGCACTTGAATTGATCGCCGCACGGGTTGCAGCCGCACCAACAAACGGGACCCACCTTGATAGCGAGCTAGACAATCTGGCGCAGTACGCTGATCAAATCCAAGCCGCACTCAACAATTTTTGAGAGCGGATGCCGCAGGTCTCCGCGGCACACCTATCGATCTACGCCAACCAGCAGCGGCCCGCTGCTTGCATCGGCGATACTGGATCAACGCGAACTCAACAGGGCGCCTGCTGCACACAGCAGCACGCGTTGATCAGTTCGCCCGCCACCCAATGAAGAAAATAAAAAGCCCTGGACGACCCAGGGCTTCTGCACAGCAGCTCGGTTACTTGCCGATCAGCTGAGCACCAGTAGCCGTAACAGTTTCCATCGCCATGGAAGTCGGGCCACCGAACACTTCGGTTTCAAAGCTGAAGGTTGCACCCTGCTGAGCCTTGGTAACCAGCGTCGGAGCCAGCTCACTCAGCGTGTAACCCTTGTTGCCAGTAAGGCCGGTCTTCACGACCTTGGTAGACGCACCGTTCAGGGTTGCCGTGGTACGCACCGCATAGTTGAAGGTGCCGCTCACCGCCGGATTGAGGTTGATCGTCAACTTCGCAGGCGATCCTGCCGAGCCCTTGACCTCGGCCTTCAGCAGCTTGTGCATCTTCACCGAGTTGGGAACGCCCGAACCGCCTGCACACACGCCCAGGTACCCGTTGGATACCGCAACGTAGTTGTAGGAGGACATCTTGTAGGCGCAGTAAACGCCCTTATCCACGATCTGCCCGATCACGTAACGCGGCGAATACATCGTGCCCGTAACGCTCGTGACCCCGAACTGCGCGTCGAGAGTCGGCAGCTCAGCCGGGTAAACGATGGTCAGACCGTTTTGAGGAGTCTGGTACTTGTTCGCCTTGTAGGTCACGCAGGTAGGGTTGGGGATGTCAGTTTCGACCGTCAGATAGCCGGCCGGGCGTGAAATGTTGTTGCACTGGACGACCGTGTCGGCCATGGCTACCGAAGTATGCAGCGACGCCGCTCCAGCGACGGCCAGGGCAGCCAGAGCAAAGAATTTACGAGATGCTTTCATGAGTTCGTTCCTCAATGATTGATTTGAATGGCGGCTTGAGCCGCTTCCTGATCGCTCACTGGCGAGGTGACGAGACTCTCGGTCTTCAAGTGATTCAAGGTCCCGCAACGCGAGCACTTGATCTGGATACTGCTGTACTCACCCACGCGGGCGAGAAGTCTGTTGCACTTGCCACATCGGCAATCTCTCATCATCTGCAAAGCCTTCTGGTATCTGCTAGGCTCGCCCGGCACTCGCGAGTGCGGGGGGCCTTGGCTGGCTTGCAGGTTCGCTCTGCAGGTTGGCGCCTAGGGCTGATGTTGGCGCATCAGCTCTAGGAGCCCTCTTCTTTTCTTGCATGGCGGAAGCGTTCCGCCGCTGAAATTGGAATCCCCGACGACCTTCGTCTATCGCCTCCGCTCTCTACCATCCCACCCATACGGATGCCGAAGGACCTTGGATAGGTTGCCGCCGCAGCGCATCAGTGAGGCTGTGAGCACGGCCAGCAGCAGGACCATCGGCCATGCCTTCACCGGCACCACAAGCTCCCCGGCGAGGATGTAGATCACGGTCGCACCGCAGCAAGCCATGATCAGCGCCGCCATAATCGAGACGTCGCGGCGGAACGTGGCGTCTCCGCGGCGGTAGGTGAACATGCGAACAAACATCACCAGGCTCAGGGCCAGCGTTGCGTAGGTCAGAGACTTATCCATCGATACCACCGTTCGGCGATGCCGATTGGCGCCGCCTCTTGAGTGCTGCCAGGGATACCGTGACCACCATCAGAGATGCCCCGAATGCGGCCGGAGCTGGCAGCGTGAAGGGCTTGATGCCCCACAGCTCGATACCGGTGATCGCCGGGGCCAGGAGATAGCCCATCACGAACGAGATCAAGAAGTAGGTCAGGCGCTCCGGCAGAGGCAGCTCCTTCGCGCTGATGAAGTAGATCACCGACCCACATAACGACCCAACAGCCGCTGCGCTATCCACTCCAGCAAGCAGGCCGGCTATGCCTGCACCAGCCATGCCGGCAGTAAGCACGCCGGTAGAAGTTGGCTCGGCCATTCGTGGCTCCAGGAATAAAACGCCCGGGGAGTTCGGGCAAAACAATCGGGCTCCTCGATGTGCATCAGTCCGCTCGGAGCTGGGAAGAAGACATGGGAGCCAGAAACGAGAAACCCCGCTGTTAGGCAGGGCGAGCAAATACAACATTTCTGTTGCAATACAACAGTTCTGTTGTACAATGATCCCATCCCAACAACGAGATGAGGTGATGAAGCACAGCGAGTTCAGGCGATGGTTGAAGGCCCAAGGGGTGACCTTCGAAGCCGGCAAAGGAAGCCACTTCAAGATCACTGCACCGAATGGCAACTCGACGATCTTCGCGGACCACGGAACCAAGGAAATGAAGGAACCGACCCGCAAAGCAATCATCAAGCAACTGGGGCTCTGAGAGCCCCTTCGCCACGTCTGAACGCTGTGCGATCACCCATAGGAGTGACCATGTACGACTATGCAATCCGCTTCGAAACTGACAATACGCCGGGCGTTGCCGTGTTCTGCCGCGACCTGCCCGAGCTGAACAGCTACGGAGATAACGAAGAACACGCGCTTAGCGAAGCCCTGGACGCGATCGAGACCACTCTGTCTCTCTACGTCGATCAGCGCCGCGTTATTCCAGCAGCCACAGCGGCCGAACCCGGCGAGCATGTAGTCCGCTTGCCTGCTGTGACTGTGGCGAAGATCCACCTATGGAACACGATGCTCGAGCGCGGTATGCGCAAGGCCGATCTGGTTCGCCTGCTGAACGTGAAGCCTATGCAGGTCGATCGCCTGGTGGATTTCCTCCACGGATCGAAGATTGATCAGCTCGAAGCAGCCCTGTCTGTTCTGGGTAAGCGCCTGGCCATATCAGTCGAGGCGGCTTGACTCAACGTAACGGAGGCATGACAGCCAGAAACGACAAAGCCCAGCGGTTAGGCTGGGCTTTGTGTGAACATTTACGTTCAGATGGAGCGGGGTATCGCACCTGCGGCTACACAGCTACACCAGATGGCAGAAATCGAAGCGGCTAACGGATGAAACAATTGGCCTACGGTCTCTCTCATCATAAAACTACCCTCTTTTGCAGACATGGCTGCTGCAATCAGCAAATCTGGTGTCATGTACAAGCTGGCCATTAAGACCGTCAAAACAAACAGAACTGCCATTTGGGTAGCCGGCATAGCAGCTGGACTCGAACCAGTCACCCCCCGGAGCCTTCATCGATCCTTAACGCGCAAGATCGACAGGATGGGTATAGATTCGGACAAGCGGACAGTAATGTCAAGCGGCCATGTTCAGCAAAACACCTTCTGCATCGAGGATTCGCTCTGCCTCTCGCAGCGCCTCCCCTACCATCTCCTCGAGCACGTCGCTGACGCCCTTACGCCAGCGCCTACGGGTACGCTCGTGATTAGCCTCCAGGTCCCAGCCATTCATGTCGTAGAACTGTGCCGGTAGCACGATCATGTCGGTGGACCGCTTGCCTTCCACCCCCTTCATCGGCGGAATGGCCCAAGCAGTGACAGCCTTCTGCACGAACAGGCCCGGTGCCGGCGAAGCGATCAGCGGCACCAGCTTGCCGATGGCTTCCACCTTTTTGACCTTGTGGGTCGAGAACCTGGCCATCAGCGCATTCCAATGCCGCGGTATCAGCTGGCTATGGAGACGGGCATATACCCAGCAGTCGGCATCCATGCGGGTGATGCCGCGCTCGCCGGAAGAGCGCATCAGGCTTTCCAGGCTGCCCCCTTCCGCGTATCCGGGGCGGTACAGCTTCTGCCAGGCCTGCTTGCTGGTGTTGTCGATGGCCTCGGCGGCCAGAGCGGAAACCACTGCGGCGAGTGTGCTGGTGTAGATCATGCTGCCCTCCCCTTGAGGCTTCGAGTCATTGCGCGGAACTTGGCCTTCATCGCCTTCAGTTCCTCGATGGTGTAGCGCTTGGGCTCATGCGGCCCTTCCAGCCACTCGACCTGATCTGCGCCGATGCGCTCTACCAGGTTGATGCGGTAATTCACGATGTCGCCGGACTTGTGGTTATTACAGGGGGCGCATTGTTTGTGGACATTGAGCGGGTTGAACCGCAGCTCTGGGTTCGCCCCGACCGTCCGGTAGTGGCCGGCGTGCCACTGGCCCTGATGGAATCGGTCGCAGCTGATGCACGGCAGATCACGGTCCCGCTCGCGGATCCACTCGTTGAACGCGGCCTGTGTCTCGCGCAGATAGTCGCCCTTGGTCTTGATCCGCTCTCGAGCCGCACGACGGGCTGCTCGCTCCTGCTTGTCCTGTTCGCGCGACTGCCTGGCCTTGGTGGCCTGTGTCAGCGCAATGGCGCAGGAGACGCTGCAAGCGGTCTGTAGCGGGCGGGCCGGCACGAACTCAGAACGGCACGCGGTGTTGCGGCACTTCTTCGGGCGCGGCACCTTGGTGGTCAGGGCCATCAGGCAAACCCTCCCATCAGCTCCGCCGCGGCCATCGCATCAGCCTCGGTCTCGAAGTGCGCAGACAGCACCAGACGCCAGCAGGCTGCGAACACGTCCCGGTAAAGCGGCTCGAACGCCGTGTCATCCATCGCGGACCAGCTGATCGATTTGGCCTCCTTTCGGATGCCGTCCGGGGTCTGGACCAAATGAAAGTGCCCCGCCTCGATGGTCACCCACTCGCGGAATGCCTCGCGGCTCTTGTCCACTGCGGGGAATCGATCCGCGCGATCAGACTCTAGCTTGTCGAGGTACGCCTGCACTGCCGCGCCCAGCTGCCCAGGCTTGCCGTTCAGGTCCTCGAAGTACTTGGCCAACCCCTGGATTCCGCGAAGCTCCTGTCTCGGGATCAGGCCGCCCCTCGGCTCCCAGTAATCCCAGGCCAGATCGAGCATGGCGAAGAACTTGCCGTGAAATCGGGCATTTCGCATACGGGTGAATTTTCCGTGCACAACCTGGCCGGCTTTCCACTTCTGGACGGTTTCGCGGTCAGCCTCGGTAGCCGGAACCAGGCCTTGGGCGGTGCGGATTAGAGCGAGGTCAGCCATTGCTCCCTCCACGCGCTTCCCGAACCACAAACTCCAGCGTCGCACATGCGCCAATGGCGATGAGCCAGGCGAGTGCGATGATTGGGGTGGTCATGCCTTTGCCTCCGCTCGCGCTCTCGATCCGTAGCGCCCAGCCAGGCTGCTGACGTTGTCCTTCTTCTTTTCCTCGGCGCGCTCGTGCATCTCATGCAGCGCACGTCCGTCCAGCTGCTCGAATCGGCTGTACTGGCCAAGGAAAGCGGTGCGGACGGTGCCGGTTTCGATGTCCCGGCCTTTGCCGATGATGATTTCGGCGACGCCTTTGTATTCGGTGTCGGGGTTGTAAACCTCGTCGCGGTACACGAAGACGATGATGTCGGCGTCCTGCTCGATAGCGCCGGACTCCCGCAGGTCGGCCGGCACCGGGCGCTTGTTCGGGCGCTGCTCGCACTGACGTGAAAGCTGGCTGAGCATGACGACCGGGCACTTCAGTTCCTTCGCCATGAGCTTCGCGTGGCGGCTCATCTGGCTTACTTCCTCGGTGCGATTGCCGGAGCGCGCGTCCGAGTCCATCAGTTGCAGGTAGTCGATAACGATCAGGTCCAGGCCGTACCGGCGCTTGTGACGGCGAGCAGCGGCGCGGATGCGGCTGATGGTCATGCTCGCCCGATCCGACATATACAGCGGCGCGCTCTTGATGCGGTACGCGGCGGAGTTCAGTTCGGTACCGAATTCGCGCGGGGCGGAGCCGTTTTTGATCAGCTGCAGCGGAATCTTGCCCTCGGCAGCCAGGAACCGATCCATAAGCTGGCCGTTGCTCATCTCCAGGCTGATCACCAGTGTTTGCTTCTTCTGGCGAAGGGCGACGTCCGCGGCGATGTTCATCGCTAGGGTGGTTTTGCCCATGGCAGGCCGCCCAGCAATGATGATCAACTGCTCAGGCTTGAGGCCTTGCAGCTTCTCGTCCAAGTCTTTGATTCCGGTCGAAAGCCCGTCCAGTTCATCGCCTCGATCGCTACGGCGCTGCAGCTCTTCGACGTGATCGGTCAGTACGTCTGCGGCTTTCACCACCTCAGCAGACGCAGCCTCGCCGTCGATCCCCAGCACTTCCGCCTGAGCAGCTGCGATCTTCTCTGCCGTGGGCGCATCGCCCAGCGCGATCTCTGCGATGCGGTCTCCACACAGGATCAGTGACCGGTCAACGGAGCGCTCCTTGATGATCTCGGCATACGCGCGGGCATTGGCCACGCTCGGCGTGTTCGTCACGATCTCGGCGCAGTAGGCCAGAGGGCTGTCACCGTTCAGCAGCGTTTGCAGAGCCTCAGCAACCGTGAGGAAATCAATCGGGCTGTTCGCCGCCTGCAGGTTCATGATCGTGCGGAATATTTCCGCGTGGTCTGCCAGGTAAAAATCATCGGCCGTCAGGTCTTGCGCAAGAACGTCGATCAGTTCAGGACGCTGCATCATCGCGCCGAGTACGGCGTGTTCGGATTCGAGGCTGTAGGGCTCACGCATGGTAGTTGCCCTCCACGACCTTGACGAAGTTGGATGAGCAGATGAGCCAATCAAACGATGCGCGGAAGGGCTTGCCGCCGTTCTTTCCTGGAGCGCGGCCCATGAGGAAGTCGGACGAACTGACCGTCTCGAAGTAGTCACGCCAGAAATCAAGCGATTGGTGAACAGGACTCTCTGTCCAGCGACTCTTCAGCTTTGCCTTGCGGTCGCTGTTCAGTATCACCACCGCAGGCAGGGTAGGAGTCAGTATCTGGTTGAACAGGTCTGTGATTGCTTGAGCCGGGCAACTGGTCGATTCTTTCGCTGCCGGCTTGGCTGGAACTGGCGCAGCCTGTTCCGTTACCGGTTCATTGATAGGTTCAAATGACTGGTTAGAGTCGCATACAGCTACTACCCCTCCCCGCTGTGTGCTACTACCCTGGTCGCATACAGCTACCCCCCCCTGCACATCGCTAGGGGTATCAGCAGAACGGATAAGACGGTAGACGTTGGGGAGATTGATCCCCTCAACGGTGCGGCGAATGACGCGCACGCGACCTGCCGACTCGAGAGTCTTGATGGCGCGCATTACCGTGTCTCGACTCATGCCAGTGTCATCGGCAAGCGTGTTAACGCTCGGATGACAATCCCACGAGTCATTGCTGGCGTAGTTGGCCAACATGATGAGAACGAACTTCTCACGGGTTGGGAGCTTCTGCTCAGTCGCCCAGGCCATTGCTTGGAAGCTCATACCTTCACCTCCAAGGCTACCTGCCGCAGATCCTGCAAGGCGAAGATCAAGTCGCCGTCGAGATATTCTGTGTAGGCCTCAAAATTGCGCTCAAGCCATTCGTAGGCCTCAACAGGCGTGCAAGAGAAGAACTCTCTGGACTCATTCACCCGGAACAGCGCGAACGCGTTGTGAATCTCGCGCTCAACAGCCATTGCGTTGTCCACTTCCACATAGAACTGGATGTCGAAGGGCAGCGGGACGGAAGTCGAATCAGACAGTTCCTTGCATCGCTGGGATGGAGCGCGGTCTGTCCTACCGATCTTGCAAATGCCTGGCATATAGTGGTTAGTCAGGCAGTAGATAAATCCGATAGTCATGGGTTATGCTTCCTGTGTCGGAGTTACAACGCGCTTCTCGGTTGCCGCCGGGTCGCGCAACGAAAGCCGCAGGTACTGCAAACACAGTCCTGCGGTTTTTTGCTTTCTGGCTTTCGTGACACAGCCGCGAACCATGCCGGCCGCCGTCACTGCCATGTCCCGATACTCTTCACGCGAGGCAGCGGGAATTCCCTCCTCGGCGCCCATACCGGACAGAACGCGATCCAGTACGCTGTTGATGTGCTGTGCATTACTCATCGCGTTTCCATCCATTTCTGGTACTGGATAAACCCCCAGCACCACCGTCCCGATTTCTCCGCCCTGCCCTGGTTCCTAGAATGGGAACCATGGAAACCACTGGCAGGGATGGAGTTATGCGAAACGCCTCGATCAATCACGCCGCTGCCGCTTTCCAAGGGAAAGACGGGCACAGCAAATCGCGCCGGACCTTTCCGGCGGTGATTTCTTCAATCTGCAAAGCGCGCTCAGCGGGAACAGGCCGGGAGCCTGAGCACCACTGACTGACTGTTGGGGGGCTGACCTCCAAACGGCTTGCCAAAGCGGCTTTACCGCCGACAAGCCGGGCGGCCTCTTCCATCGCTTCAGTAGGGGTCATTTCGTGTTCTCCAGTTGACCTGAAGAACAGCATAAGGCATTAGCTAATTCCAAGACAAGCCATTGCCTAACCATGGATAGCTGAAGGCATATTAGGCAATGCTTACTGGATCAGAACTCGGCGCCGCCATCGAGGCCGCCCGAATCAAGAAAAACGTCTCGAAGAAAGCCTTTGGCGATGCTTTCGGGATCAAGCCGCCTTCCGTTCAGGGGTGGGTAAAGACTGGGCGCATCGACAAGTCAAAGCTTATTGAGGTCATACGGTACTTTTCGGACGTGGTCGGGCCTGAACACTGGGGGCTTGGCAGCGATGATGCTGACCTTCTGAATCTTGAGTCGGTGGCCGAGGCGGCTTCCGCTCCGGCTGAATCGGCGGCAGATGCAGTGCTTAAGATGCTCGCGAAGCATGGCAAGGGGCTGCCGGATGAGGCGCGGCAGATGATCATTTCCGCCGCCAAGGAAACTCCCGCGCCGTCCAGTTCCAACGTCATCTCTCACGACTTCTCCGGCCTGCGCGCTCGCCCGGAAGAGATCCTGATTCCGCAGTACGACGTGCGCGGCGCGATGGGCCATGGCCAGGTGCCGGCCGACTACAACGAAGCGATCCGCAATCTGGTCATTCGTGAGGACGTGCTGCGAGAGAAGGGAGTGACCTACACCTCCCCCGAAGCGCTGGCCATGATCACTGGCTGGGGCCAGAGCATGGAAGGCACGATCAACGACAAGGACCCGGTCATCGTCGATCGAGGCGTGAACGAGTTCATCGGTGAAGGCGTGTACGTGCTGACCTGGCATGGCCTGCTGTACATCAAGCGCTTGCAAGTGGCGGACGAGCATCACTTCCGGATGATCTCCGACAACAAGCACTACGAGAACCAGACTGCCCGGATCGACGACGTGACGATCCATGCGAAGGTTCTGTTGGTGTGGAATGCGCGGAAGGTTTAACCCATACGGACTGGACTATCAAATTATGGCGAAGGTTGACGCCCCACCGCTGTTACGTCCCGGAATGCATTCCTTGACGTTTTCTGAACTTGAACATATTGCCGTAACAGCGCTGCCAGAGTCGCCAAGAAGGGTCGAGCTATTCGCCAAGCTGACCGCCTGGGCTGACGCCGTTCGATTAGCGGGAATAACCGGTACGCTGTGGGTAGATGGGTCGTTCCTCACAGAAAAGGAGACCCCTGGCGATATAGATTGCATCCTATGGAACCCTCGCTGGGTTGATCCGTCTCTAGATACACCGTCGACAAGGCAGCTGCTAGAGAAACTGCTGGATCACGCTCACGCAGAAGCACTGTACAATCTAGACTTCTACATGGAATCACCTGCGGCTCACGAAGTATTCCATAGGGAAGCCTATTGGCGGGGGATACTCGGCTTCTGCCACGATCGTGTCACTGCAAAGGGCTTCGCGGAGATAGCACTATGAGCGCCACCTTTCTTCGTGATCACGCAAAAGCTTTAAGCTCGTTTGCCGAGACTACCCGCCAACGAGCAAAAAGTGATCCAAGCGACTTTTTCCTGCAACTGGCAGCCAAGAATCAGACAGCTGCGGCACGATCTGTAGCTGCAAAGGCATCCATCGCCAGCGCAGAAGAAATCGGCGAGCTGGTAGACGTCCGTCTGATCGGTCCTCGAGCTAACGGCTCAATACCGCTTGACTCTTTTTTGTCGACTATTGGCCCTCTGTCAAAAGCATGGAAGCTCGCGGCGCATAGACTGCGCTACGGGAACGAAGCTGTACGCGGGGCCGCGGCTGATGTTGTCAGTGCGCTTAATTTCAAGCTCGCTGGACTGGCGCCGGGCTCAACGCACGTCCTCATTACCGGAAACGCTGCACCAGACCTATCCGGAGAAAGCCTGCTCCAAGCGGCACTTGACCAGACGTTCCTTTTACTGAATTCCAGCCAGGAAGATTTCTACGACGCAGTGGATGCGGTTGGCGGAAAGTCCGCCTACCAATTTGGCGAGTTCATGAAAGGTCTGGAGAATGCGGGTCTTGCCGTGCAGTTCTCTTGGAAGTCCCCCAAAGGCCTTCGTAGGTGGGAGGGAAGGCCTGACGAAATTACCAGAGTTAGAGCCTTACTAGGCACCATCAATGAGCCAGAGACGTACCCTGAGAAAATCGAAGGTAGCGTCGCAGGCATCACGGATACTGGCCGCCTTGCTCTAAGAACAGCAGACGGGAAGATATCGATTCGATTTCCCCTGAAGCTGGCCGATCAGGTTCAGAAACTACGAATCATGTCTCAAGCCACTATTAGCGTGGAGACGTCCAAGTATTGGGACTCGGTGGCGAAAAAGGACATTTTTAAGAGACGGCTAGTGTCGGTTGACTAGCCAGCGAAGCCCCGCCCCGCGCGGGGCTTTTCATATGCGCAAGGAGGCGCCATGTACCGCATCACTCTCGCCCTACTGCTCTTCACCTCCCCTGCCCTCGCCGCCCAGCTCGAGTGCCGCGTCATAGGCGTGGCTGACGGCGATACCCTCACCTGTTTGACTGCTGACCGGAAGTCGGAGCGCATCCGCCTTCGTGGGATCGACGCGCCTGAGTCAAAGCAAGCCTTCGGCCAGCGCAGCAAACAGAACCTTTCCGACCTCGCCTACGGCAAGACCGCGACAATCCATTGGGATAAGCGGGACCGGTGGAAGCGCATCATCGGCACGGTATGGGTCGAGCCTGCCGATTGCCCCGGTTGCGGACATACGCTTGATGCAGGCCGTGCGCAACTCGCCTCAGGCATGGCGTGGTGGTTCAGGCGTTACGCCAAGGATCAGCCAATAGAAGAGCGCTACGCCTACGAGTTCGAGCATGCCGAGGCGAAGGCTCGATCAGCTGGACTGTGGCGCGACCCTGACCCGATCGCGCCCTGGGATTGGCGCAAAGGCAAGCGCTAGAAAGGCGCTTCCTCAACTGGCTCCACCTCTCTCCCGTCTATCACTACATCCTCATCGGCCTGGCGTTCCCACTGGAGCGTCACGGTGCCGTCCTCGTTGGTCACCATATCCAACCCGTCCGTCTCGGCCAGCGTTTCGAGCATCGCGCTCCACGCCTCATCCGGATCATCGTCGAGCTGGTGAATCGTCACCCTGCGCCCGAGCTGGGCGATTGGTGAGTTGATCATTGCTGATACGCGCAGCCCCAGCCTCTCCGCTGGGCTCGGCTTCCTTACCTCCTGCATTCCCTTCTGCTTGGCCATTTGAACCTCCTAACTACTGGACGTGCGTACAGTATTCACCGTTGCGTTAATTAGGCAATGCAAAAAACAACCTAAAGAAAATTAGGCATTGGCTATTTACAATGATTAGGCATTGGCTTATCTTGAATCCATCGAAGCGCAACACAGCGCAGAGACAGGCCGAAGGGCCTCGGGCAACCGGAAGTTCTTTAAGAATTCAGGATCAGCGCGGCGGGGTCTGCTTCGGCATACAGCGCGCTCTACAAATTCCCCGCCCCATGCCAGCTCTGGAACTGGCCGTACTCACCACATGTGAGGGCGCGAAACCACGCAAGCCGACCGGCGAAGAACACCGAACACGAAATGTGTGACGCCGGTTAGAGATACGAATCGGGCGATGCGCGTGGTGGAGAGAAACGATAGCGCCGGGGTAATCGCCCCGGCTGTATCGGTGAGTGATCTGGGGCGGACGTGGGCTCGTACCAGCGGGAGACGGGCCGGCAACAAATAGACGTAGCAACCGGAGTACCGGCAGATCACTCAACCCATACAGACAACCAAAGGAGCCTCACATGGACACGATCCAGATTGAAGGATGGCAAGGACGCCTAGGCCAAGGCCTGGCTCCTCGGCAGCTGCTGGCAACGATGCTTGCTGCGGCTGATTTGCAGGTAAAGGAAATCGCGCGGCGCATGAACTGCGAGCCTTCCACTGCGGAGAAAACGCTGGACCGCGCCCGGTTCAAGCTGGGCATGCAGCGCACCACACGCGGGCTGTGCATTGAGGCCATGAAGCGCGGGATTATCGCCCCGCTAATGGTTGCCCTGCTGATCGGTGGCGGCAACGTCCAGCAGATGCGCCCGGTACGCCAGCCTGAGTCGCCACGAGCTCAACAGGTGGTGCGCATTCAGCGCCTGGACGAGGCGCAGTTGGCGGCTTGATGAATCACAACCGAAAAGGAATACGGAATGAACAACATTAAGTACACAAGCGACGGCAAGAAGGTTCTTGTAGTCGGGAAGTTGAACGCCGAGCAGACGATCGTTCAGGAGATTTTCGTCAGCAACGGGCAGGAGATACCGAGCGGCGAGAACTTCGTGGTCAAGAGCCTTCACGATCAGCCGGCAGAGTCGTGGAAGGAAAAGAACCTTCGCGAGCTTGAGGCTCGCTACGAAAGCCAGCGAAGGAAGCTTGAGGCTGAAATCAGCGATCAACACGCCCGCCTCTCCAACGTGAAAGAGAAGGCGAAGCAGCACGCTGATGCCCTGTTTAAGTTCGTCAAGAATGGAGACAGCTCTCAGCTAGACCTTCTGAAGAAGTTTGCAGCCGGCCAGGTCACCCACATATTCGTCGGCGGATATTCGCCAGAAATCATCGACTGGTTCGAAGGCGACAAGGGTTTTGACATCGATCGATACAACGGAAGGAGAACGATCGAGGGAATCAAGCTCGTCTCTCTGTTCGGCTACTCGGACGGCTATCTTGAGTACCGATTGCACAGCTACCGGGACGGCAGCGGCGGAAGCGAGCAAGTTTTCCCGACTACGAGCTACAGCGAAGCGCTGGCAATGGCGCAGGCCGAGCTGAACAAGCAGTGCGAGGATTACCTGGCCGGTACGCAGCGAAGCTTCAGCCTGGACGGATGGAAGAAGATTGAAGGAATAACCGTTCCTGAAGCCGTGACAGCTAAGCACCAGGAAGAATTAGAGGCCCAGCGCAAGGCTCGCATCAAGCAGCTTCGCGATGAGCTGGCAAAGCTCGAAGCCTAACCCCACCCCCGCAGCTTGGCTACAGGCTGCAGCGGGCACCCATCAGCACATAGGAGGATGAGATGAGCGAATGGATAAGCGTGACCGAGCGGTTGCCTATAGAGATAGGCAGCGTCGACGTGTTTGGTTCGGCGCCCGTCCTGGCTACTAACGGCGCGCACGTCTGTGTGTGCGATTTCAATGCAGGCAATGGAGCAGGCAAGCCTTGGGCCGAGTGGAGCAGCTACAACGACATACCGCCGAGCGGTGTCACGCACTGGCAACCACTGCCCCCGCCGCCGCAATGACCCCCTATCACGGCTTACTCCTCCTCACCGCTATCTGGATCGTATGGATTGTCAGGGAGTGGTGGGGGAGGAATTGGAAAGGAGATGGATGAATGAGCGCTGAAACTAAGCAGAGCCTCGCGCTGGGCGATGAGCTTACCAATGAAAGCTGGGATGAGTTCGTAGAGCGGCTGAGGCATGACTGTGTCGGGGCCGGTGTTCGTGACCACTGTACAGCTGATGAAATATTCATCGTTGAGGCGCGCAAGATCATCTACGGCCTTGATCCAGACTACAGCGACAAGCGAGTCATTGTCTGTGATGACTGGGAATGGTCAAGTCCCCAAGAGTACTGGGACGAGTGCGATGACGACGGCGGGCAGCGCGAGCGCCTAAATGCGGCCGCACAAGAGAGTGGCGAATGCGACTTTCTACAGCTGAGCGTCGAAGATCAATGGAATGTACTTGGAGAGCTGGATGATCATCAGGTGCTGCACTGGGATGATCGCTGGGAATACGTCAACTCTCACTTCACCAAAGACGCTGCCGAGGCGTTCATTCGCCGCAAGAAGCACGACTACCCCAAGGGGCTGCGCGTGTACGTCGATGCCCAGAGCTACTGCTGGGAATTCAACACGATCAAGAAAGCCATTCTTGATGGCCGGCTGACGCTAGCTAAGTAACACCCCTCCTACACCCCAGCACCTACCGCAAAGCCTCCCCTTGTAACCACTGGTCCTGCGATACAGGACGGGGGCTTTGCAGTGGGTGCCATTCAAAACTCAATCGAAACGCTGCGCAGGACGCGGCATGGAGAGCTTATGTCTGAGCAAAAAGAGCGTCCGATTCTGTTCAATGGCGAGATGGTTCGCGCGATTCTTGAAGGCCGTAAGACGGTGACGCGGCGCCTAGTCATGGGCGGCCAGATCCCAGCGCTTGATCCATCGGCGAACGTCGAAGGCATGCGCTGGAGTGCGATCGGACAACGCCATCCACGATACGGCTACTGCGTGTTTGGCGAAACCGAGGAAGCCTGCGCGCTGGAGTTGGGCGAGCGCGGCGTCTGCCCATACGGTAAGCCAGGCGACCTGCTATGGGTGCGCGAGGCTTGGCAACTACATGAGAAGTTCACCGATAACTGCGTGGTGGTTTACAAGGCCAATGAGCGCAACTCATGGACCGAGTTTCACAGGCGCTTTCCGGTAGAGGTCGCCCGCGGCACGCCGGCGAAGCCATTCCAGGCTCACGGCTTCCGACCGAGCATCCACATGCCGCGCTGGGCCTGCCGCATCCTGCTGGAAGTCACCGACGTGCGCGTCGAGCGCCTACAGGACATTACCGAAGATCAGGCACGGGCCGAAGGAATCACCGATGGCGGTTGCACAAGCTGCGGGAACAGCGAGCCATGTGGCTGCGATTGCCCGTCGCCTTCCGCAGTTGACTCGTTCTACCACCTCTGGAAGTCGACCGGCGGCGACTGGGACGCCAACCCATGGGTCTGGGTCGTCGAGTTCAAGCGCGTCGATCATCTCGCATAACGAGGAAATCCCCATGAACGCAGCGTTACGCAACGCCCGCGCCCTTTCGGCTGGGCAATTCGCGTGGGACAACGCCACGCCAGAGGACAGCATCGGCCCGAAAGAGCTGATGGAGGAATCCATCGTCGAGCAGATCGACGCCGGCGATCAGGCGGTCATCGACGCCTGCGCCGAGCATTGCGTCCAGCACCTGGACGAGGAAATGGCATTCAAGCTGACCGCCGCGATGATCCGCGAGCTGGCAATCAATGGTCGCTGGGAAAGCCTTCGGGACGCCATAGCGCAACGCAGTCCGGCGCTCGCTGAGGTGCTTAAGGACGTTGCCTGGATGATCGGCAAGCGGCAGCCGGAGTTTGTTGAACAGGAGGCCGCGCGGCGGCTGGCAGAGCAGGAGAAGGCGGCATGAGCAACGTAACCAGATACGAGCTTCGTGCAACGGATGATTCGGTCGGCCTGTTCGCCACGGACAAGCCCAACACCCGCGGCATGCAATACGTGACAGCAAGCGCTTACGACACCCTTCTGGCTGAGCGGGATGCGCTGGCGGAGAAGGCTCGCAGGTTCGGCTTCGTCGAAAAGGCCATGGAGGCGCTGGCCTGCGATGAGCGTGAAGGCGGAATCGTGACAGCGGCATCGCTGATTCTGATTTCGTCAGCGCACCGCATGAATGCCAAGCGAGGCGTTATTGATCAGGAGGGCGTCACGCTTGACGACGGACAGATCGGTGATTGGCGAGTAACCATTGAGCGCATCGACGCCGCCCTGCAAGGAGAGCAGCCATGAGCATTCACAGCTTGAAGCATGACGCCCATGTTCGCCATCCGAGCCTACCTAAAGCCAGCTGGATCAGCGTCGACTTTCGATGCTTCTCACTGCGCCGGCCGCGCTTCATGAAGATGCGGATGGCGAATGCAGCGAGCTTTTGGGTGTTCGGGATTAGCGTCGTCATCCGCAGGCCATGGCTTGCCGGCCCGGCCCGACAGCTTCATCCCGAGCTTTTCGAAGGAGAGCAGCCATGACCTTCACGAAGCAGTTCACCGGGGCCGGCACCTTCGAGGCGCTGTATGCCTGCCAGAAATGGCTCCGCGATAACGGATATAGCTATGGCAGTACGAGCCGCATGGGGCCGATGCCAGTGCTCAAGGGCAACTTCAGCATAGCCAAGTGGCACAACCTGACCAAGGCCGAGAAGCAAGCTCTGGACGGCTATGTCGATGGAGACTTCCGCGAAGGGCCGCTGACGCTGCGCCTGAAGCAAGAGCCAGAAGGTGATCAGCCATGACCGCACACATCTTCAAGGAATTATCCGGCGCCATAGGCATCACCGTAGCCGGATCGCTTATCGGAACTCTCGCCTACGTGGCGCTATTGGGGGGTGTGTGATGGATAAGCCAGTGAAGGCATTCATCGTCGAAACTGACGACCCTGAAGAATCGAACATCCAGTTCGCAACAACCAACGTGGCTGCGCGCCGGCAGGGCGCCGATGAGATCGGCACTGACTTCGAGGCAGTGTCTTGCAGGCGCCTGCCATGGGCGGATGAGTATGCCGGCAAGCCGATTCCAGCGAAGGCGTACATCGACAACGGCTGGCGGGTCGGATGCACCAACTGCGGCGATATGGTCGGTGAGGATTCGTATGGCTGGGACGATAACGAAAACGAGACGCCGCACGAGCCGGTGTACCGCGGCGAGCACGTGTTCTGCTGTATGGATTGCCAGGCAACCCACGACGCTAAGGTCGCCGAGCAGAATGCGAAGTTTGCGTCCTTCGAAAAGCGCGCACGCGAGGCTCGACCAGACCTCCAGTTCACGTCGTTCCGCGGCAAATACCCGTATCGAACAATGACGGGCGAATTCATGTTTGACGGCGCGAAGTACGGCGGAAGCGTGCGAGACGAGGGCGACGGGGAGCTGAAGTGGTTCGTGGCCCAAGGCGACAAAGCTCAGTGGGATTACCTCGAAGAATGCCGCGCCACACAGGAGACCGCCCATGACTAGCCGTTATCAGCGCGCCAAGCGCATCGCCTTCTGGAAGTTCTACGCCTGTGGCCTGGCAGTGTTCACGCTGCTGGCTTTGCTGAGCGGACTGGCAGGGATGGTGACGGGATGAACGACTTTCACGAAGACCGCCACTCCTTCGCCGCCGCCTGGCTCGCCATGTTCGCATTCGGCGCCCTTGCCCTGTTCGGCCTCGCTATCGCAACGCTGTGGATGGTTGAACGCCTGTTCGCCTGATCCATTCCTTTCAATTCATACCGCTGCGCGCAGCCCGCAGGGCTCTGTGTGCCTGGAGAAACATATGACCGACCTCGCCGTATCGCCCAGCAAGGGCTTCAGCCTCACGCCTCAATCACTCGACGAGGCCATGCGCTTCGCCGACATCCTGGCCAAGTCCAGCATCGTGCCGAAGGACTTCAACGGCAATCCCGGCAATATTCTTGTGGCAATCCAATGGGGGCTTGAGCTTGGCCTGCAGCCGATGCAAGCCATGCAGAACATCGCTGTGATCAATGGTCGCCCAGCGCTCTGGGGTGACGCGGTGATCGCTCTCGTTCGAGGATCGCCGCTGTGTGAGTACATCTACGAAACGGACGATGGCCATACCGCTACCTGCCGGGTGAAGCGCCGCGGCGAGGACGAGCAGGTCCGCACTTATAGCGTGGATGACGCAAAGCTCGCCGGCCTGCAAGGCAAGTCCGGTCCCTGGACGCAGCATCCCAAGCGTATGCGCCAGATGCGCGCTCGGGCCTTCGCTCTGCGCGACGTCTTCCCGGACGTATTGCGCGGAATGCCGGTCGCCGAAGAAGTGCAGGACATGGTGCCGGAGCGGGATATGGGCACCGTAAGGCCCGACAACTCGGCTGAGAGAAAGTCGCTGGAGAAACAGACTGAAGCGCTCCCCTGCTACGACGAAACCGAGTTCGCCACCAAGCTGGAAGGCTGGGCGACGCTGATCGACAGCGGTCGGGCCAATGCCGAGCACATCATCAAAATGTCCGCTTCCAAGGTCGCCCTGACCGAAGAGCAGAAACAAGCCATCCGCGACCTCGAGGTTACTGACGCATGAGCATGATCATCCACGACGTAAAGCAGGGATCGGAAGAATGGCACTCTCTGCGCGCAGCTTATTTCACCGCCTCCGAGGCGCCGGCGATGATGGGCGCCTCCAAATACCAGACCCGCAGCGATCTCCTGCAGCAAAAGAAATCAGGCCTGACACCAGAAGTCGACGCCGCCACACAGCGCCTGTTCGACAACGGCCACGCCACCGAGGCCGCAGCGCGCCCCATCGTCGAGCGGCTGATCGGCGAAGACCTCTACCCCGTGGTCGGCACTCTCGGCAACCTGCTGGCCAGCATGGATGGCATGACGATGCTGGGCGACACGCTGTTCGAGCACAAAGCGCTCAACCAGTCGCTGATTCAGCAGATCGCTGCCGGTGAGCTGGAGGCGCATTACTGGGTACAGCTTGAGCAGCAGCTGCATGTCAGCGGCGCCGAGCGGGTGATCTTCGTTTGCTCGGACGGCACCGAGGAAAATTTCCATCACCTCGAATACCGCCCGATACCAGGACGCATTGAGCAGATTCTTGCCGGCTGGAAACAATTCGAGGAAGACCTGGCAGCGTTCGAGCCGGTCGCCCCCAAACTGCCGGAAGCAGTAGGCCGTGCTCCAGAAAACCTCCCCGCCCTTCGCATCGAAGTAACCGGTATGGTTACCGCGAGCAACCTGGCCGCTTTCAAGGAGCATGCCCTGGCTGTCTTTGAGGGCATCAACCGCGACCTGCACACCGACCAGGACTTTGCCAACGCCGAGTCGACGGTCAAGTGGTGCGGCGAGGTCGAGGACAAGCTGAAGGCGGCCAAGGCGCACGCCCTGAGCCAGACCGCCAGCATCGACGAACTGTTTCGCGCCATCGACGCCATAAGCGACAGCGCTCGGGCCACCCGCCTGGAGCTGGACAAGTTGGTTAAGGCTCGCAAGGAAAGCCGCCGCCTAGAGATCAAACAAGGCGCCGAGCAGGCCTTGGCTGCGCATATCGCCACAATCAACAAGCGTCTTGGCAAGGTTCAGCTGCCCCACATCGCCGCGGACTTTGCCGGTGCGATCAAGGGCAAGCGCACCATCAGCAGCCTGCAGGATGCCGCCGAGAGCGAGCTGGCACGTGCCAAGATTGAGGCGAACCGGATTGCCGAAAGTATCGAAACCAACCTAGCCAGCCTGCGCGAGCTGGCGAAGGATCACGCCTTCCTGTTCTCGGACGCCCAGCAGTTGGTGCTCAAGGACAACGAGGCGCTGGAGGCGATCATCAAGGGCCGCATCAATGAGCATGAGGCCGAGGAGAAGGCCAAGGCCGAAGCTCGCGCAGAAGCCGAGCGCGAGCGCATTCGCAACGAAGAACGCGAGCGTCTGGAGAAGGAGGCGAAGGCCGTACAGGCCCAGCCAGAAGCGGAGCCGGCGCCTGAGCCGGAGTCGCATGCCCAATCCCTGGCTTCCGCCCCGCTTCAAGCTCAAGCAAAAGAACTGGCAGGCAATCTGGTGCAAGTGGCACGCAGTCTCGACCAGGACGCCAAGTCCACGCCCGACGACGGCCAGCGCATCAAACTCGGCGACATCAATGCCCGCCTGGGCTTCGCGCTGACAGCTGAGTTCCTGCGCGGACTGGGCTTCGAGCCTGCCGGTCGCGACCGCGCCGCCGTGCTTTACCGGGCCATGGACTTTGCCGGTATCTGCGCGTCACTCATAGCGCACATAGGCCGCATCGACCAAGGCCAGCGAGCGGCATAAGCAACCTGCCCAGGGCCTTCTTGTGGAGGCCCTGGGCACTCTCCCCGGACAATCCCATGCAGAACTACGCCTACGACCGCGTTAACACGCTGGCCGCGCACGAGGCTGCGCGCCAAGAAATCGCCCGCAAGATGGAGGAGTTCGAGGCCGAGCACGGCCCTGTCGAAACCCTGCCGATCCTCAACCACGACAAGCGCGTTCCCTTCCGGTTGACCTGCCCCGAGAAGAAGCAGGCGCTGAGCGAGAGCCAGGCAAAGACCCGCTCCCGCACCAGGAACAACAGCCGGAACGCACAGATTCGCGCCGCCAATCGCGAGCGGGTCCTGTCCCTAGCCGGCTGCACCCTGGGCGCCCGGGCCATCGCCAACCGGACCGGGCTTTCAATCACGACGGTGCGCTCGATCTTGAAGGAGGCCAAATGATTCCGCGTGCACGACTCGAGCGCGTCAGCCGCGCGATCCTGCGGCAGTTCCGCGTCGCCGTGGTCAACATCGACCCCGAGGGCCGGCAGGGCCTGGTCGACTGGAAGACTGCCAAGAACATCGCGCCGACGCCGAAGATCGCCGGGGCCGTCTGCGACCTGGCGCACCGCTGGGTCATCTACATCGGCGCTTTCTGCGTCGATGACCAGGGCAGCCGGTACATCAAGGCGGTAGAGATCGCACCGAACGGCATCTACCGAACAGACAGCCTGGCCGGCGTGCTGGAGGAGCACTACCGAGCGCTGGTGAAAGGCTGCAACCCGAGCCACATCATCGGAAGCGGATGGATTGCAAACCCTGGCGGCGCGTCGCTGGATGAGGAGCAGGCCTATCGGGTGTTTGAGGCGTGCGGGGCTTGGAATGTAGACCTGCAAAAGGCGAGTTGATCGCCTTATAGCCTGCCTTCATCAATCAGCTTCACCGTGCGCGCACTCACGTCCACTGCACCATCTGACGGCGAGTCCCATGGCCCTTCCACGCGATGAAGCACTTTCATCGTGTCCTCCGGGCTGACGATCAAATAGCTGGCCGGATTACCCAGATAGAAATACGGGATGGCATGAAACGTCTTCCCGCCGTGAGTGATTACAACTGGACTATCTGCACCCATCTTCATCTCCTTGATCCGGCCCCATGCCGGCCCCTGACCGTATCCGATACCCGAACCAATGAACAGACCCACCTACTGCCGATCAAGCGGAAAGCTCATCGGCACCTGTACCTGTATGCGCTGCCAGCCACCCAAACAAGGAGCGAACCATGAACAAGCCAATCCACCCAGCGGTTGCTGAGCATGTGATGGAGGAGAACGAGAGACTGCGCGGCTTGCTGATGAGCGTACTGAATACGCCGCGCGGTACCAGCGGCCGAATTATTCTTGAGCCTGACGAAGAGGCGGCCATTCGTGCCGCACTATCCCAGCAGGCCGAGCCCACCGACACCTTCACCGCCGTCGACATGGCCACAGCCGCAGCGCAGGGGTTCAGGGATGGGCAGGCGGCAGTAGAGCAAGCGGCGGCGCAGGATGAGGCCGTTGGCATAATCCAAGGAATCGACGGCTTGGAAGGCGAAGACCCGAACGAGTTCAAGGAGGTCAATGTGTGGGCAGATCTACCTGTCGGAACGAAGCTCTACGCCACCCGCCCCGCGCAGACCGAGCAGCAGCCCATGACCCTGTCCGAGGAAGCCGCATCGACTGTGCGCGGGATGGTCGATTACTGCCTGAATCAGCGCGTTTGCATGGGTATGGACGAGGGTTTTGCGTCCTTCGAGCCGGAGATCGAGCATGACTTCGTGAGGGAGTTGCGAGCCTTTGCGGAGAGCGCCGCCCCCATCGCGCAGACCGCCCCGCAGCCGGAGCAGAGTGGGCTGGTGGGGATGGTCGACGCAGCAATGATCGAGATGCGCAACATCGCGCCTCCGCTTCGCCGCAGCGACTGCGAGCGGCTTATCCGCGCCGCCCTGTCCGCCCAAGGAGAAAGCCATGAGTAAGGTATTGGTTGATCGGGGGCTGCTGCCGTGCCCGTTTTGTGGGCAACAAGACGCCTTCGTCGAGCAGCTGGATTCGGATGCCTCGATGGTTATCTGTCAGGGTATGGTTGACGAGCACAGCGCCTGCTTGGCGCGCGGACCTGTAGGCGTGCAGCAAAGCGATATGGAAGACCAGCCTGGCAGGAACGCAGCCATCGCGAACTGGAACCGCCGCGCCCAGCCCGCAGAGGCGGGAGGGGTGGATAGATGGCTGCATCAGGAAGGTGAGCACCATCAGCATCCTGACGGCGAATGGATGCTCTACGCCGACCACATCGCAGCCCTGTCTGCCGAGCGCACCCGCGCCGACGTTGCCGTGGCCGATGCGAACGATGCGGAGCGTGCATTGGCTGCCGTGACCGCCGAGCGGGATAGGCTGCAGAAGAAATGGGCACGAGTAGAGTCCGAGCGCGACCAGCTCCGCACCCAGCTCCGCACCGAGGTCGAGCGCTACGTTCCGCTGCATGAGGCCGTCCAGCGTGCTGCTGGCGAGCTGCCCGAAGGCTGGGCGATCCAGCTGTACATTGAGCGCGACGGCGGCGGTGTCGAGCTGATCGGCCCTGCCGGCACGGAAGACTTCGCCACCAACAATGAGCGCCTGGATTACACCGTGATCGATGCGCTTGAAGCCGCCATGGCTGCGAAGGAGGCGTGATATGGCGATCATCCATACCAACTGCACATGCGGTAAGGCTGTCGAAATCAGGACTGGCAGTGATGCAAATAGCAGCTACCGGAAAGACGGCAAGCAGGCGGTTTACCCGGGCGAAGACGGGTACTGCATATTCCGTTGCAGCCAATGCCTAGAGCCGCTGCACCAGACAGTCCCAGCCTTCGCACACCAAGCCTAACCCCCTAACCCCACCCAAACACACAGCCTGCCGGCGAGAGTCGGCGGGGAGGATTTTCTATGTCCATGTCAGGACACCAGTCGCCCGTCATGGGCACCGATGAATGGCTGACTCCGCCGGAGATTCTGGCCGCGCTCGGGCATTTCGACCTTGACCCATGTTCGCCGCACGAGTCGCGGCGCCCTTGGCCGACTGCCGCGAAGCACTACTGCAAGGAGGACGATGGCCTGTCGCGTGATTGGCTGGGCCGCGTCTGGATGAACCCGCCGTTTGGTCGCGAAGCTGCGAAGTGGATGCGTAAGCTGGCCGCCCACGGCAACGGCATTGCGCTCATCCCAGCGCGCACCGAGACGGCCATGTTCTTCGAGTCGGTATGGGGCGCGGCCGACGCTGTCTTGTTCCTTCAGGGGCGCCCGCACTTCCACCGAGTCGACGGCAGTCGGGCAGCATTCAATTCCGGCGCGCCGATATGCCTCGTCGCTTACGGGCTGGCCAACGTCGCCGCGCTGGAGAGGTGCGGGCTCGGCCAGCTTGTTCCAGTACTTCGGCGCACTGCCGCCTAACCCCGCACGCAGCAGGAGACAGACATGCAAGACACAGACAAGGCCCTGTCCGACTTCAACGCCTGGTGGGACCGCCAGCCGTTCCGAGATCAGTTCGAGGACATGAAGCAGCAGATGGCCAACGTGTGGGTGGCGTCGCGGCGGGAGTTGGTGATTGAGCTGCCGCAGCCTATGAAAGCTCCGCCCTACGCGAGCTATGAAGGCGGCTGGAATGACATGCGCGGCGAGGCGACTGACGCCATCGAAGCGGCCGGCGTGAGAGTGAAGGAGTGAGCTATGAGCGCACGAGAAAAACCGCAGCCAGTGGAAGGCATGCCGGTGGACAAGGTGTACGAAAGGAAGTTGGCCGAACTGATCGGCACGACGCCGAAGGCCTTGGAGCGAAAGCGCCAGCGCGGAGTATTGCCGCATGGCGTATGGGAGAAGATTGACGGCTGCATCATGTACAGCCTGGAGAGGTACAACAAATGGGCAGAAAGTCAGTGGGGCTCCCCCAGGGCGTCGAAATCGCCGGCAGCTCCGTCCGCATCCGCTTCACATGGAAGAAAGAGCGACGCTGTGAAACGCTCCCCTATCCTCAGACGCCCAAGGGATTTGCAGCAGCCGCAGGTCTACGAGCTCAGGTAACGCAGCTTATCAAGCTCGGCATGCTCACGGATGACAAGTATGCCGAGCTCTTCCCTAACTCCCGCTACACCCTCGCCCGCATCACACCGACCTTCGGCAACTTCGCCCAGACTTGGCTGGACAGCAAACAAATCGGATTCCACACCCGGCGCAACTACCTACGCGTGCTCAACAAGTACTGGATGCCGCATTGGGCCGCTCGCCGGCTGGATGAAATTCTGCCATCCGATGTGCGCCTGCTGATAAGCCGGCAGGACTGGAACTCCATCACCGACCGCAACGCCGCGGTTCAGGCTGCCAAGGCCATCTTCGCCGCCGCGGTGCTGGACGGAATCATCGCGGAAAACCCGATGCGCTCGGTTGAGCGGGCTCGAGCTCCTGAGCGAGACATCGACCCGTTCACTCCGGCTGAGCGTGACGCGATACTGGCCGACCTGTACGCGCACCAGGCCGGCGCTAGGCTGACCTATGCATCGTTCTTCAAGCTGGCCTTCTTCACCGGCATGCGGACGGGAGAACAGCTGTCACTGCGCTGGGCTGACGTTGATCTGCCGGGGCGCTCGATTCGCGTCCGAGCCACGCTCGAGAAAGGCGCGGTCCGCGAGAACACGAAAACCAAGCGCGTGCGCAAAGTGCTGTTGGTCGATCAGGCCGTTGAGGCACTGAAGGAGATGCAGCAGCTCACCCAGGGCGGAGAGTTCGTCTTCGCGCCAACCAGCGGCAAGGACGGGCACATCACCAACGTCGTGAGCACCGCCTATCATCTCAAGCAGAGTATGAAGCGGCTGGGCATTCGTCCTCGTCGGCAGTACGATACCCGGCATACCTACGCGACGGTTTGCCTGTCCGCAGGGATGGCGCCGGCCTTCATCGCGCAGCAGCTTGGCAACAGCATCCAGACATTGCTGAAGCATTACGCCAAATGGATCAGCTCAAGCGCCGATTGGGCCGAACTGGACAAGCTAAAAACTCCGAATCGGTACGAAATTGGTACGGCCCCAGCAAGCGAAGCGAATGAGCCCGCGCAGCAGTAG